TTACTAAGTGGAGAAGGATTTATAATAATTAAAGATGAAGGATCTTCTCAAGGCTCTGCTTCTACATTAAATTTTGTTGGTGCGGGAGTATCTGCTTCTGTTGGTGGATCAACAGCAACAATTACAATAAATGGTGGTGGTGGAGGTGGTGGTTCTTTTGTATCTCCTCCAGCCACGCCAACTAGCGCAGGAAATCAATATGATCTGGCTACAGATTCTAATTATCTATATGTTTGTGTAGCTACAAATAGTTGGAAAAGAACAGCCATAGCATCTTGGTAATCTATTAAATTTATAGTGTAATTTATTATATGATTACAAATACAGTAGCCTCTATTGCCCAAGAAATATATGAAGAATTGGGCGAACCTAGTGATCTTAGTATTGCAGCTATAGCCGCTTGGGTAAGAAGAAATATTGGTGGTTTAAATAATGCACTTAATACTGAATTTTCAGTAGATAGTACAACATTTGAAATAGCTCCAAATCTGTCGGACATGGAAAAGTATATATTTAAAAAAATGTATTCTGTATATTTTTTTGATATTAGAATTAAAAGTACAGGAAGTCTAGCAACAACAGACTTTATTACAATTAAAGATGATATTGGAAGTGTCCAAAAGGCTAATAAAAATGAAATTTTAAAAAGTTATATATCAGTTAGAAAGCAAGAGTATGATGAATTAAAAGATTTGATTACTCAATACAAGAGCAATAACAGCTTCCCAGTTCAAGTTGCTGGTGATGATACAGTACAAGGAATTTATGATCCACTTTATAGGAATGCCTTTTATAATGTAAGAACAATTTGGTATTCATCTTAATTTTATGAGCTTTATAAACTCAACAACTGCGGCAGATTTTTCGCAAGATTATGATGATTTTTTTACTTATTTTTCTAGACCATTTATTATTCATAAGGATCCAATAAGAATTGTAGAACAAGTTCAAAGCGCTCCATTATATGGATATGGATCAAGTTCGGATGCAGTAAATTATACTTATATTCCTGTAACTGGAATTTTTAATGGAAGAATTTATTATAATAACGCAAGAGACACAGATGCTGTTAATAGTGATTTAAAATTAGTTTTTGCAAGAGGAGATGTTACTTTAAAAGTTAGACAAGATGCTAGAGATTTTATTGCAAATGGAAGAACTATAAAACTTGAATTTGATGGAAAAACATGGAATATTATCACAGAAGATGTTGTTAAAAAATATTTAAATAATACATATTATGTATATGGATTGGAGCAAACAAAATAATATGGCTGCAAAAATTAATTTTAAGCAAATCAAAGAAGAAATTGCAAATTCATATCAAGAAACTCTTAAAAAAGAAGCAATTATTTTTGCTCAAGAAATTTTAAAAGAAAATTTAGATCAATATATTACTGAAATAGAAGAACATCCAGTATCAAAAGAATTAAATGAAGGACCAGATGGCGAGAATATAAGCGCAACTTTAAATGGTAAAGAAAATCTTTTTGCATTTATTGGATTTGATAGCGAAGATAAACCAGTCGAAGACTTAACTAATTTAATAAAACAAAATACATTTTTAGATAAAAATTCAACTTTTGATAAAAAAAGTCTTCAATTAAAATTTAATGTTTTTACTCCTTCTTTGGATGAAATAAAGACTGCAACACCACTACCTTTTGAAAGAGGTAGAAGTTGGGTTAAAGGAATAGAAGATGGAATTTCTGGTTTTGGTTATTATGTTTATGGATTATTATTTCCAACTAGTAGATCTGGACGAGGAATTCAATCTAAAAATAAAGTTAGAACTACAGCTTATAGACCAGTAAAATATATGACGGAGCTTTATAATAATTTTATAAAGAATTTAAAATAAAATGATCCCTCAATTTGATAATATTTTAATGACTAGTATGCTACTTTGGTTGGATAATAAAATTTTAACTAAAGGCCAAGGTTATACTAATTATCAAAGTGTGTTTTATCCTCTTGCTAATATGTATTATGGATATTATACATATGGCGCTCCATTAAAGCAAATGGTTATAGATTCTTCTATAATTGGCGCAAATATTATAAGTGGAGTTTATATCAATGGAATTTTTACAATTCCTGGGCAAAATAATTTAAGTGGAATTAACGCAGCAGAAGGTCAACTATATTTTAGCCAACCAATATCGGATCCTACAAAAGCACTTAGTGGAAATTATGCTGTTAAAGATTTTAATATATATTTAACCAGTAAAACAGAAGAAAATTTATTATTTGAAACTCAATATCAAGTTAATCCTAAAACATATCAAAATCCTACTGGATTGCCAATTGGTTCTGAAACGTATCCTGTTATATATTTGAAATATCAAGGCGGTAAAAATAAACCTCTTGCTTTTGGTGGTTTTGACCAAACGGTAGGTAATGTTAGAGCTATTATATTGGCTGATAGCGTATTCAATCTAGATGCTGTAACAAGTATAATGAGAGATACTGCTCGCGAATTAATACCATTAATATATCCAAATGAAATGCCTTTTAATTCATTAGGGTCTGTTAATACTTCAAATAATAATTTTAATTATATTAATTATACTGCAAATAAAGCTAATACTGATGATTATCTGTATATTAATGAAGTAAATGTTACTAAAACTGACACAAGACTACTTAATGCTACCAATAGCTTAAATAGAAATGTATACTCTGCTTTTGTTGATTTTGAGGTGTCAAAAAATAGATATCCAAGGCAATAAAAAAGTAGAAAAAATAAAAAAATCGGTGTAATAACAATAAATGGAGAATAACTAATATGCCAAGAAATCGTATAATTTATCAATCAGAAGCTCTTTACGCTGGACCATCTCCAGCAACTGGATATCATTTCACTCTAGTAAATGGTACAAAAACAAATGATGAAAATGCCGCAGGCGGATGGCCAGCAGCAAGTGGAAATTTAGTAAAACAACTTCAAAGAATTCAAACTGCTAATTACAGTTTCAACGTTGATCGTACAGATGTTAATCAATTCGGACAATTGGCAGCGATTGATCGTGTAATTTTAACCAGTCCAACAGTCTCATTAGATTTTAGCTATATTCTAGGAAATCTTTCAAATGAAAATATTCTAGGATTCACAGTAGTTTCTGGTAGTGCAGATTCTAATATTTCAGCTATCTCTGGAATTTTAAATAGTACTCAAGATGAAAGAAATTACTTTATTCGTACAGTACCAGAAGGTAATGATGCAGTAGGTTATACAGATATAACATCTGGAAATAACGGAGTTATCGGAATTGGTAACGCATTCATTTCATCTTATTCAACTGAAGGATCTGTAGGAAACTTCCCAACAGCTTCAATAAGTGTTGAAGGATTGAATATGAATTTCCAAAAAGGTTTGAGTGGAAATTATATTCCTGCAGTTAATCCTACCAATGGCGCAGTTTTAACAAATTTTTACGCATTACCAGCAACAGTTCAAAATGTTGGTATTGGAAGTGGAAATGCAATTAGCGCACTTCGCCCAGGAGATATTACTTTAGATATTCAAGTTCAAACTGGAGTTGGTGGAGTAGATACAACAACCATGAATATTCAAAGCTATAATATTAGCTTTGATTTAGGTCGTACTCCAATTCAAAGACTAGGTAATAAATTCGCCTTCACAAGACCAATCGACTTCCCATTAACAGTAAATCTAAGTGTTGATGCTCAAGTAGCTGATATGGTAACTGGTAACCTAGCTAACTTGGTTAATGATGACAGCTTCTCATACAGCCCATCAGTAACAATCAAGAGTCCAAGTGACAACACATTGACAATGGCTAAGTTCAAAATCAAAGGTGCTAAGTTAGTAAGTCAAGAATATAGTTCTGATATCGGTAGCAATAAAACAGTTACCCTAACATGGCAAAGTCAAATTGGTGGACCTCAAGATACCAACAATGGATTATTTATCAACGGACAATTCTAATAAATAATACATAAATTAAGTTATAAAATAACCCTCACGTTCTCGTGGGGGTTATTTTTTGTGTAATTCAAGTCAAGGTAAAGGGTTAGATAAAGGTAAAAGATTATGGAAAACGATCCTATAAAAGATATTACTCTTTTTCAGATAAAGAGGAAAATTACAAACATCTACAAAAATTTCTTTTTTATTCTTGAAGATTTATCCGATTCTGGCTATAATATAAATGATGAAACTTATCAAAAAATACGCAAAAGAGTCCTCGATAATGCTAATGATGCTGTAAGAGAGATAGAAGAAAGTTTCAGTAAAATCAATATAACACTCAAATGAAATCAAAGAAATTAAATTATAATTTTCCTATAGATGAAATAATTGAAGGAAATCTTTCTGTTCAAAGCATACAAAAAAGCTTAAAGGATAATTTTGGAATCTTAAGGCCAAGTTTAACAACATTTAAAAATCCTAATTTTATTAGAAACTATCAAAATTGGGATGACAATAAAAAGCATCAATTCATTAAAACAATTGGTGGAGTAGTTTATTATGGTAAAATTAAAAGCTATTTACAAGATTTGATTAATAATAATGGAGAAAAAATATGAAAACAATGTTTGAATTTGATATCTTTCAAGAAAAAGAAGTTGAAAAAGTAGATGTTTCTACTAACGAAAAAGGCGAAGAAGTAAAGATTACTTCTAAGGTTAAAACTACCGTGCCAGTTAAATTAGCTATTAAAAAACCAACAAGAAGTTTATTTGATGAGGCAGAATTATTTTATGGAGTCAAACTATCAGAAGGAATTAAAGCTGGACTATTAACTCGCGCTCTATTAGCTAAAAGATTTAATAATGATGGTGGAGTTCTAAGCGATGAAGAACAAAAGGAGTATAATGAACTTTATATTGAATTTTTCAATCTTCAAAATGAATTTCAAAAGTTATCTATAAAAGAAGAATCTATTCGCACAGAAGAAGAGAAAGATAACATTAAAAGCGTTATAGAAAAAATGAATAATGCTCGCGATAGATTGCAAAAATATGAAATGGCTCAAGCTAATCTTTTTGAACAAACCGCAGAAAATAGAGCAAGAAATAAAACAATCATGTGGTGGGTTCTTCAACTTAGCCTTATTCAAGGTGATGACAAAAAATTTAAAGAACTATTCAATGAAGGTTCTTATGAAGAAAAACTTAAAAGATATGATGAGATTGAAGAAAGTGATAGCAATTTAGAAAAATTAGCTTTACAAAAACTTCTTTATTTGATAAGTTTCTGGTATATTGGCAGAGCCGCTTCTCAAGATGAATTTGAAAAACTTCTTGGAATGACACAAAAAGAAGATAAAACTAAGGAATAATGATTGGACACAATAGATAAAAACAAGCTTAGGATTCTTTTTGTTGATATATTAAAAGGCTATACAATAGCTTATTATAAAAATAATAAGTTATATTTTAAACATAATACTAGTATTGATTCTGGCGATATTGATCATATCAAGCAAGAATTTATACAAAAAGCCAAGAGAAATGGACTTCCAACAGAACAGCAAAAAGAAGAATATATTATAAAAGAAAATCTATGGTCAAACGAAAAAAACGAAGAGATAAAGAAGATAAAATCTTATATTTCTGGTTTAAAACAAACTAAGTCTAAACTATTTAGAAATGATGATATCGCTCAGATCAATAAACAAATTAATGAAGAAAATATTAAATTATTCACATTGATTGCAGAAAGAAAAGATTTGCTAGGTTTTACTGTTGAGGATTATGCTAATAAAAAAGTAAATGAATACTATATGTTTAATTCTTTATTTAAAGATAAAGATTTAAAGAATAAATTCTTTTCAGAACAAGAGTTTGATGAGCTTGAAAATAGAGATTTATCTGAAATTCTAGACATCTATAATAACATGAATAAAAATTATGTTGATAAAAATCTCAAAAAAATAGCATTATCCTCATATTATCTTAGTTTATTTAATCTATCAGATGATAATCCATATTATATGTATGGAAAGCCTATAGTTTATTTAACTTTTTATCAAATGGAAGTTTTTGGTTATGCTAGATATTTTAAAAATGCATTATCTGAAGCTAAACATAAACCACCAGATGAATATTATGAAGATCCAGATAAACTTATAGATTGGTTAGAAAGCAGTAAAAATGTAGAAGAAGTATTAAGTAAAAATGAAAACAATCAAAAGAAAACAGAAGGCGCAATTGCTACTTCTATAGTAGGAGCCAAAAAAGAAGATCTAGCCAAGATAGGTAAAGATGAAAATGGCATAAGTCTACATAAAGAAGCATTGAAAAAAGGTGGAACCTTAACTATGGAAGATTTAATGAAAATGCATGGCATTTAGTCTCTAATACTATCATAATTAATAATATTTCGTGTAATTCCTTATAGTAAAGGAATAAGGCATGGCTAGGACTTCAGCTTCAATTTCAGTAGGAGCGGATACAAGGCAACTCGAAAGAGATATTCAGAGCGCCTTGGCGCGTGATTTTAAATTTAAAGGATTAAATGAAAAAGCCTTTACTCAGCCACTTGGACGTATTACTGGCGCTGCAAATGAGTTTCAAAAATCTTTAGATGCATCTAATGCTCGTGTTATCGCATTCGGTGCCAGTGCTGGATTAATATATACTGTAGAAAAAGCTTTTACATCTTTAATTAAAAGCACAATAGATGTTCAAAAATCTCTAACAGATATTAATGTTATATTAAATGTTAGCTCTAAGACATTAAATCAATTTGGTAGCAATTTATTTGATATTGCTAAAAATACAGGTCAAAGTTTCGATGTCGTTGCTCAAGCCGCCACAGAACTTTCTCGTCAAGGTTTGAGTTTAGAAGAAACATTAAAAAGAACAAGAGATGCTCTTATCTTAACTCGTCTTAGTGGACTTGATACAGTAAGTGCAGTAGAAGCTTTAACAGCCACAATTAATAGTTTTAATAAAGCTGGATTAGATTCTACAACTATTATTAATAAATTAGCAAATGTTGATGCTGCATTTGCAGTTAGTAGCGCTGATCTTGCAGAAGCTATTAAACGAGTAGGATCATCTGCAGCTGACGCAGGAGTTGATTTTGATCAATTATTAGCAATTGTAACAAGTGTTCAGCAAACTACTGCTAGAGGTGGTGCAGTAATTGGTAACTCTTTAAAAACTATTTTCACTAGAATTCAAAGAACAGAAACTCTTGATCAATTAGAAGAACTAGGTATTCAAGTAAGAACTTTAGAGGGTGATACATTACCAGCTATACAAGTTTTATCTAATCTTTCTAATACATTTAATAATTTAGCAGATTCACAAAAAGCTCAAGTAGGAGAATTAGTTGGTGGTGTTTTCCAAATTAATATTTTAAAAGCTGCTTTAGGTGATTTAGAGAAACAATATTCTACTTATGGAAATGCATTAAAAGTAGCATCAAGTGCCACAAATGAAGCTATCACAAGAAATGAAGCATTAAATCAAACATTATCTTCATTAATTAATAAAACATTCGTTAACTTAACTAAAGTAGGATCAGATATTGGTAGAATATCTTTTGGTCCAACAATAGAAAATTTACTTAATCTACTTAATAAAGGATTAGAAAGTATTGATATTGATGGCAAAGGAATAGGAAGTAAAATAGGAAAAGGTATATTAGAAGGAATTGGAAGTTTCATAAGTGGTCCTGGAGTTATTTTATTAACAGCTGTTATTACAAAATTAGTTTTTAATTTAGGAAAATTTGCAGCTCAATCTTTACAAACAATTTTAAATTTAAATACAAAATCCGAAGAAAGAGCAGCAATTCAAGCAAAAATAAATCAAGTCTTATCTCAAGAGACGGCTCTTGTTCAATCAGTTTACAATAAAGAAATAAGCGTTTTGGATGTAGAAACTAAAATATTAAATATTATTAGACAGCAAACAATAGAAAGAGAAAGAGCTGCTGCATTATCATCTTCATTAACTGGTGGATTAATTGGTAGAGGAGTTACTGCTAAAGGTGGAACATTAAAGGCAAAAAGTGGAGGATTTATTCCTAATTTTGCTAGTTCAGAAATTTTAGGAGCATTAGCTGGTGGATATATTCCTGGATATGTTCGTAAAATGAATATTCCTGGAGAAGGTTCTGTTACCTATAATTCAGCAGAAAAAGTTAAAAGATTTCCTGGAATGAGCCAACCAGCAATTATGCCTCCTATGGGAAGTACTGCTGGAAAAAATTATCAAAGTCAATTTAATTCAGTATATGGATTTAATCCATATGTAAGTAGTGGATTCATTCCTAATTTTGCTACTGGACCAGCAGGAATAATTAGATCTGCAGGAATTAAATCCTTAGCAGATGCTAAAAAATATCAAATTCCTGGAACAAAATCATATAAAATAAATGGAGAAACAGTTAGTGAAGCTCAATTACAAGGAGTATTGAGTAGAACTACTCGTGGTCCAGTTGCAGGAGTTAAACCCTTAGATGTTAGTAATATTGCTAGTATATTATTACCATTTATAGGATCTTCAAGAAAATTAGTTGGACCATTTTCTCCAAAAGGTAAATCTTCAGAATTTGCAATTACAAATGTTCCAGTTTATGGAATGAAAAGAAATAAGTTAGAAGGAGATTTAACTGACGATAAAATAAGATTAGGCACAACTATAACTAATAGTATTCTAGATAATACAAGTAGTTTTATTGATACATTAAAACCTTTAGGAAGAAGCGTAAATAGATCAACTTTAGCTGCAGAATTTACAAGGTCTGGAGAAAAAGGAGCATATGGAGCAGTTCGCGCTGCAGTTGGTTCTGCTTTCGAAGTTGGAATAAAAACAGCATTAAAATATACTGAATTAGAAACACCAAAGGGATTTGGAGATTTTGATGTTAGAGGAGGAAGAAATTTAGGACATTTACAAAAACTTTTTGGTTTTACAACGCTTCTAGCAGATTTTAAAAGTGGATTATCTGAAGGTAATTTACAAAGTTTTGCAAATAAAATTTATAAAGAACAGGGTATGATGCAATTTGGAAAATATAGCACAGCTAAAACTAGAAAAGCTTTTGGTGGATTTATTCCTAATTTCACCGCATTAAATGATGCAATTGGAAGAGAAGCTGGTGCTGGAACGCCAATATCAAGAATAAGAATAGGCAGAGATTCTAGATTAACTTCTTCCTCGAATCCTCTTGGTTTAGGAGTTTATAATACAAAAGATGAACCAATGGGATTGGGTCAAGGTATAAGAAGATATGGTTCAAATAGAGCAAAAAGCGCTGGCGCATCAAAAGGTTTTGTTCCAAACTTTATTTTGCCACTATTAGCAGCAGGAGCAGCTGAAGCAGGAGGAGCAACTGCAGTCAGATTTATTCTTCAACAAGTTTTAAGTGCAGCATTATTTATAGCAATAGATAGATTAGGATCAAAAATTCAAGATAGTATAACAGATGAAAAAGCAAGAGCAGGAGTTGGAGCTGTAGTTCAAGGAGCAGGTTATGCTGGATCAGCTCTATTATCTGGTGGAGGAAAAAAAGTTGCTGGTGGAGCATTTTTAACTGGAGTTTTATTAAGTTTAGTAAACTCATTAAATGGTTTAGATCAAACAACAAAAGATGCTATAATTGTTTCTGAAAGTAATAAAGATAAATTAGAAACATTTTCATCAGCAGTACAATCTTATAATCAAGTTTTAGAAAAATTGAAAGATGAAACTTTAAGTAGCGAAGAAAAACAAAAAATACTATCTGATAGTAATGAAAGTTTAGCTACAATACTAGCTAATACCCCATCTACATTACAAAAATCTTTAAGAGACGCAGTTTCTACTGGAAATTTTGATAATATTACTCAAACTTTAGGGCAAATTCAAATCGCACTACAAACTTCTGCGATAAATACAGATAATTTAGCAAGTATATTACAAATTACAGCAGACAAATCATTAAAAGGAGATGAACTCCAAAAATTCACAGATGCAATTTTAAATTTTAGAACTACAAAGGGAACATCTATTCGAGGAGAAGTTATTAGTAATCCAAAATTACGAGATGAATTTTTACAAGAATTAGGAACTGTAATAACAAATCTTCAAGCCAGAAATGCAAAATATGGTCAAGGTACTCCTATTATAGGAACAAAATTAAGTGTTGGAGGCATGTCAGAAGATCAAGTTTTTGCTCCAACTATTACTGGCGCGCAAGGATCAATTATTCCACCAGAAGAACAAAATTTAATAAAAGAAACTGTAGCAATTTTAGATCCTATTGGAAGATTATTGTTAAAAGCTGGAGTAGAGAAAGAAACTGTAAATAAAACTTTAACTGAATTAGAAAAACTTTCTTTTGATGATCTTGACCAAGGTACAACTGAATTAAGTAAAAAATTAAAAGAATTAGGCATAGATACAAAAGGTCTTGCCAAGGAAATGGAAAAAATAGTAAGATATACAAGAGATGCTATTTTAAGAAGAGCTGAACAAGCAGGAGATGTTTCATCTAGCGCTGAAGCACTTAAAAGATTTAAAGATAATTTAAGTCCACAAGCATTAAAAGAATATGGTAAAGCAGTATTAGATGCAAACAAAGATTTAAATGCAAATAGAATTGCAACTGCAAAAGTTTTAGATCTTCAAGAAGGACTTAGAAAATCAATATTAAATGAAACAGAAAGAAAAAAAGTTGAAGCAAAATATATTACTCAAGTAAATGAAGCTCTTGCTCAAGCAGCGGGAGACTTAGATAAATTTAGTATAGGAGTCGAAGGAGCTCAAGAACGTTTGGTAAGTAGAAGCCAAAGAGAAAGAGGATTAGTTTTTGCAGATCAATATAGAGCAGATCAACAAGCCACCAGAGAAAAACAAATATTAGGTGGAAGAAGGAGTCTTGGAGACATTGGTCTAGCATTTTTTGATCAATTTGATAATCGTGCCGAAGATTCGTATAGAGAAGCTCAACTTGGCGCAGCAGATACAGCGCGAACAATTAAAAGTGAATTTAATAATGCTTTCTTATCTTTTGCTAATGGAACTGCTACTGCTAGCGATGCTTTCACAAAAATGGCACTTAATATTAGCGACAAAATACAACAATTGGCTCTTGAATTTAGTACTAATTTAATTTTTGGTAAACTTTTTGGTAGCACAAGTAATATATTTGGAGGTGGAGGGGGTGGTGGAGGATTATTTGGTGGCTTATTTGGTGGATTATTTGGAGGTAAATCAAAAGGTGGATTAATTAAAGGTTATTCTACTGGTGGTAATGTAATGGGTGGATCAGGAACAAGAGATGATATTCCAGCTATGTTAAGTGGTGGAGAATATGTTATTAGAAAAAGCGCTGTAGATAAATATGGTTCTGGTTTATTACATATGATCAATGGTGGCAGAATCAAAGGATTTGCATATGGTGGTGAATCTTCTTATCTTGGAACAAACACCTATAGATATAATGATGCATCATATCCAACTGGTGGAGGAAATGTTTTTAGTTCTAATTTAAGTTTACAAGCTATTCTTGATCCAAACAATCCACAAAATAGAATAAGACAAGAAAGAGAACAAACTCTTATTAGTTATCTTCAATATGTTGAAGGAGTTAATGAATCCAATAGACAAGCACTTGATGAAAATATTAGATTAAATCAAGAAATACAAAATCAATATAATACCCAAAAAAGCGCAAAGAGCAGAGGAGCTTATATGTCTTTTGGCTTAGGTTTAGCTGGAGCAGGATTAGCATTTTTAGCTAACGGTGGACAACCTAGAAGATTTGCTTCTGGTGGAAGTAGTGCAGACAATATTCCTGCGATGCTTATGGGTGGTGAATTCGTAATGAGAAAAGAAGCTGTTAATTTATATGGTAAAAAATTCTTTGATGATTTAAATAGTGGTAGAGTTAAAAAATTTGCTGATGGTGGTGGAGTTGGTACTAGCACTACAGGAGAGACTTCTGGAAACTATTCTCCAACAAATAACGTTAGTGTTGTTGTTAACATGAATCAGCAAGGTAGCACTACCGAAAGCACTCAATCTGATCAAACAAATCAAAACTCACAAGCAAACAATAATAGAGACTTGGCAGAAAAAATCAAAACTCAAGTAATAAGAGTTATAACAGAACAACAAAGACCTGGCGGATTATTAAGTTCAGCAATTTACAAAAAACAACAAAGATAAGTTATAATATTAACTTAGCTGAAAAGTTAATTAAATCTTTATCTGATATAATTTGGGATTTATTGATAGAAGGATTTTCGTTTAAAAATTCATTTAAAGCTTGTAAATCATAAGAATATTTAAATAATAAAGTGATATAATCCTTATTATCAATATTTGTCTTATATTTTTCAATATATTTGAGATTATTACTAGTTTCTATATAGAACTTCTCATTATTATAAAAAGTGGTTATATATTCAATATAAATATTGCAAGTATTGCTATTTTCTTCGATTTCAGTGATTTTGGCTTGAAGTACCCCTTGATTTTGAAGATAATCTAAGTCAATAGCTACATCTTCATAAGAAGTTGAATCTTTACCATAAAAGCCTAAATATCCCTTTTGTAGGTTATAATGATTATCAAGCACATCATCTGTATTTAAATCATTAGATAAGCATATAGTTTTATCTGTTTGATCTTTATTTAAAAGTGGGAAATAACTATTAAATACCATATCATTAATTGATAAATCTGAATTTAAACTATTTGAATTTAAGCTTTCATTATTAAATAAATATAAGTAATTTTGATAAAATACTACAGTTTCATTATTTACAGATTGTTTATATATTTTGCCAATATTAAATGTTTGATTAGCAAAGTATTCTTCGTATAGATTATTAATGTCTTCTTGCGATTCTCTTGGTCTCAAAAACTTATATAATTCAGATTGAAGATAATTAAGTGGAATAACTTTGATATTTAAGTTTTCAGATATTTCAACAATATCACTTTCAATAAAAGGTATTGTTAATAGTGCCGTTGAATCATTTACATCAAGCCATTTTTCTTCAACTTTTTCAGTAAATAAATTTGTTAGTTTTTTATTTTTAACTAATTTGTTTGAAACTTCACTTAATATAAGTAACGAATAGACTTCTTGTTGTTTAAAATATTCTTTATTTATAAGTAGTTTTACAGTAAGGTAATCGCTACTGCGGTAAATCTTATTAAATAAAATATTTTTATCTAGCTTCTCAATTTCAGCATATTCTACATTTAATTGAAAATCTCCTTTACCATCATTGTTGTAATCTACTTCAAATATTAAATCTTTAAAAAAACCAAGTTTATTACTTAATTCTTTATATTTAAAGTAATTGTTTTCAAAATCATATTTAAATAAATTTTTAGCCTTGTTTTTAAGAATTTCAACTTGTAATTTTGGTTTTTTTGCAAATTCATGATTCGCCCAAGAGTATTCTGTGATTGGTTCATAATCTTTTGATTCTAGAACTTGATATAGTAAAGTGTTATCTTTATTTTTTACTTTTACATTATAAGAAGGAAATTGTTGGTCTACTTCTACTTCATTAGGAATACTTCTTAAAGTTTCCCACTCTAATGTTAAATTTAAATTTTTTACTTTCATAAATTAATATACGTTATATCCAGAAGCTTGTACGCTAAATACAGAAGCTTGATTAGTTAAATTATATGATATATTAACTGGGTTGGATCTTTCTCCAACGTTATTTTCTGCAAAAATTCTAAAATAATAAGTTCCAGCACCAGTTGGAGTTAAGAAAGGGGGAATTGTTCCATTAATCCAATCATTAGGAGTTAAACCAGTTCTTATATTTGTTGGCGATAGTACATTAGCCAAAAATACTTGTGGAGTTTGGGTTGAGCTAGTGAAATCACTAAATGGTTTAACATAAATATAATATAAACTATTTGCAGAATTATTTGGTGGAGGTTGAATATTATACATGATACTATTGATTCCTCCTTGATTTGTAGTATAAATTGTTCCATTACAAGGAGTTGTTGCACAATAACCATCACTAAAACTTTTATTTGGATCTCTAAATATTCCACTTAAAAATACAGATGGAGCAACTGGAGAAGGTGGTCTTACTGGAACATTTACTAAAGTTGCTAAATTATCAATATTTGTATATTTTTGATCATTATATTCTAGAGCATTAATATTAAATGTATCTGTTTCTTTTTCGCTAATATTTAATACTCTATATTTTTTAGGTTTATTAAGATATGACTCTAAATAATATCCTGGATATAGAGTATTACTTGGGTTGTTAATTTGAGATCTAGTATTAATTCCTGCGATTGCATAGCCAGAAGTATTTATATCTATACTCCAAACTGTATTTTGTGGTAAACTATAATTATTAATTTTTAAGCTAGTTGGAAAATTAAGTCTTACATTGTTAGAGTATATTCCAGATCCACTAGTTATATAATTTTGTGGATTATTTACTGTGATTGATTGTAATTGACTTCTTCTAATAAATGAACTATTTAATCCTGTTATTCCAGAAGATGTAATATCAGAAAAACCAGTAGCATAAAGATCGCCAAGTTGTGTTCCAAAATTTAAATTATAAGTTGGAGTTAATATATTAAATGCAAATGAATTATTAATATTAACACCAGTAATTGCATAAGTATTAGCATAATCATAAGGTATATCTAGTATTGCATATCCACTAGTTAGTTCTAATGTTCTTCCTGCATATGATTGATTTTTTCTGTATTGATCATAAACTGAAATAACATCTCCAGGTCTTAAATAATGACCTTCTAAACCAACTTGGAAATCAACTAATTCTGTTTCTGTATTTTGAGTAAGCAACAACCATTTTCCAACTCTTCTTGCTTGATTTTGACTTGTGCAACCAAATGCTGCAATTTCTGTTTCTCGTATTCCGTATTTCAATATAGAAGTTTTGTCTTCGATATATTCTATTCCAGGTTTGTAATTATTATTTTCATCATTATATCTTACAATCGCTACAGTTTTTCTTGCCTTTTTAGAGGCGTCAGAATAATTAAATGTTCCATCTATTACATTACTATTATTGAAAAGATATATTGGTTCTTTTAATGAGTCTTGAGCTACTGTTATTTGACCAGCTGAATAATAAATAATAGCTCTAAAAACACTTGCCATGTCGTTTAAAACTTTGTATGCTTCTTCTTTGGTATTCATGTATAAATTGCATCTAAATCTAGGCTCTAAACCACCAACTCCATCTGATACTAATTGATCGCAATATTGACCAACTTCATATAAAGTCCATTTATCAGTTAAACTTGCATCAATAAATTTTCCTAATCCGAATCTATTATTTGTAATTAAATCATAAAAACACCAAGCAGGATTATCAGTCCAAGCTACTTTAAATTGTCCATTCCATGGTCCAGAGTAATTTCTTGTAATTGGATCGTAATTAATTGGAATTTTGACTTTTAATAATTTAAGTTCGTAACTTCTAGATGGAATGTCATTAAAATATCTGGCATCAAATTTGGAATAAACTAGCGCTGCATCTGGATAAACAAAACGATCAGAATAAACTTCAGTAATACTATCTATGCTTGTTGAATTGTTTAATCCCGCACCTATAGCTTCTCTTGTTCTTTTAGTTATATCTATTGCCCATCCAATTTGATTTGGAAAAATTTCAAACCAAGGACTATTTTCTGCATAAGGTCTAAGCATTATTTCATAAGTAATCATTGTTGGATTACTTTGAATTTTTCCTTGTAGAAGAATATCGTCTTGAGAATAATAAGATGATATATAAGGATAATATTTAGAAGTATCAACTTGAACTAATTGTCCATCTTTTAAAATTCTATAAATAACAAATCTTAATGTTAATTTTTGTTGCATTACATCACCAGCATTTAAACCAGTTAAAATTGTTTCAAATAAATTATTTATTTTAATATTTATCTTTAAAGAAGAAATATCTGTATTATATACATAATAAGTTTTTGGTGTTAATATTTGATTATTTCCACTTATTACGTAAAAGCCATATAAAGTTTCATTAATACTTTTTGTTACAGATGTTTGCAATGGAATTCTATTTTTATCAACTTGTTGACCAAAGTAATCTTTTCGGTCTTCATAAAGATTTAAATATGGATTATATACTGTATGATCATTTGTTTTTTCGCCATATGTATATTTATAATTTGCATATTGAAAATTATAATATCCTGCAAGATCTGTAATTGGTGTATCATTCCAATATATTGATCTTGTTTCTGGATTGCTGTAGGTTTGTTCAAATGGTTGAAAAGTTACGCTTGTGTATCCTATGTCTCCAGTAGTTTTACCACTAATATTATAAATATATAATCCAGATACAAAACCTTCAATCGGTCCTTCTGAAATTAAATCTAATATATTAACTTGAGAAATGGAATTAAAAGCTCTACCATTTTTAAATCTTTCTGTTAAATATACTCCATTTTCTTGAGGTGCTGTTCCTGCTTCTACATTAGAATCATTACTAACACCAAATATTGTTTTTAAACTCGGTGCTCCAGGTGGATTTGCAAAACGTAAAGTAAAATCGTCAAATCTTCTATATAGTGTACCAGTTAATACTGCTAATGGAGTAAATCTGGATTGAAATCCACTAGGACCCCTAAACCAATCTACAGCTTTAGTTGTATTTTGATAAGGAATTATACTTCCACTAAAACTCAATGATATATTTCCTGCTCCACCACCATCATCTTGAGCTATGCTTTCTGGAAAATTATATCCAGCTGTACCAAGTCCAATATTTCCAGGAAACAAAAGAAAATTTAAACCATCTGCGTATAAATTAGGATTTCCCATAAAATTAAAATGGTAAAGTATTTAATGGATTTTGATCTATTAAATAGCATCTGCTGTTAAATATGTATTGACTATCGCCTTGAGAATAAGCTTGAAGTGTGTCGGTGGTAAAATCAGAAACATAAGCTCTATATATTATATCATAACTACTAAAAACATTATTTCCTCCAACAATAAGTTGTCCATATCCGACTGGAACTGGCCCACCTTCGCCTACTGTATTTACTGGTCCATTAAAAAGATAGGATGTTGCTCCTCCAGCTTCTCCTTGGCCTTCTATTGGATTAGTTTGTTGCGCTGTAAACGGAACACTTGGTGGTGGTTTAGACAGCAATTCACTAGTTCCTGCTGCGATTAATCCTAAACCAGCTACAGCAACCGCAAGTGCTGGTAAAACAAATGGAGAAGCTAATCCACCTGTAAAAGCTACTGCTGCGATTGCTCCTATAACTGCAACTGCACCTACAGCTATTTTTAAAAAAGCACCAGATCCAATAATAGATGGAACAATATCAATTGTTTGTATTTTTTCTTTTATGTCTAAAAATAGTTCTGAATTTTTAATATCTTGAATAGTTTTAAAATTTGGATTTTCAGTAAAAAGATTGTTATTATTAACTAAAATTTCATACTCATATTCATCTTTATAATCTATAAGCCATTTTCTTAATTGTTTAGTATTAATATCTATAGCTCGAAGCGCTTCAGATACAGTTGAGACATCAAGTTCCCAAGATTCGCCAAGATCCTCTCCCAATTTACCATGTAAATTTACCCTTATCATATTAAATCTTTCTGTATACTAATTCAGTATGCCTTTTATAAAAATTACAATAATTTTCTATTTTTGAGAAACTAAGCATTGGTTGATGTAATATTTTATCATTTCCAAGGTAAAGAGCAAAATGTTTACCTAAATTACTGTGTAAAATCAATATATCATTTTTTTCTAAAGATTCTTTATTTTCTATTAATTTAAATCCTTTTTTTTCTAAAAAATTTAAAGATAAATTTTTATTAAAAACATTTTGAGCATCAATAAAATCTGTATAATCAGTAATTATCGCTGAAATATCTATATTTAATTCATTTTTCAAAAAATCTTTAATTAATGTATAACAATCATATTTTCCTATTTGAAAATATCTTCCAATATAAGATTTATTAATATTTATTGGTTCATAAATTTTAAATATATTACTATTTAAACTATACATTATAATTGGCAAACAAAGGCCTTCTGAACAAGATATATCTGCTGGAGAAAAATTTTCATTATTATTTGTATGACTATGATAGATATAAAATATTTTTTTATATTTATTTTTAATATTTAAATACTCTTTAGGTGAAATTTTAAAATTTTCTATTGAATTTTCAGCTATATTTTCACAAGGAATACATTTAAAAATTTCATTATCTTGAACAATAAAGCCACAACTTTCTTTTGGATTATTTTTTAAAGAATGATTTTTGATAAAATTTTTTATTTTTTTATCTATCATAATTGTCCTGGTTGACTCGTTCCTGGAAATCCTCCAAATGGAAGGAATCCATTTAAATAATTTCCATTTGCATCTTTTGGAATACCATGCGCTCTAGTAGATGATGGATCTTCTGCTCCAGGTCTTCTTGGAAAATAAGCAGGTACTCCATTTATTCCAGTTACCCATAAACCTATTCTTTCTCCAGTCGCATATAACCAATACATTCTTCCTGTTGTTTGAGTATAAGTTTCTCCACCTCGATCAGTAGGCCAAATCATCGGTCTAAATGCTGGATTTTTTAACCACCTTGATCTACATGCATTTAAACTTTTAGAGCATGAATCAGATGCCCAATAAGTTGTATTTGGCGGAGCATTAAATGGATTTGCATTATTATTATTTATACATACATAATAAAATTTTAATCCTCTATTTTGAATATAAACAAAATCTCCAGAAACATAATCAGAAGTTTCTCTCCATATTCCAGAATTTCCAAGCCCTCCAGTAATTCTAAATATAGCTGTATTTTCTGCCGTTCCTACTACTCCAGTAGAAAAAATTCCACCAATAAATAATTGATCATTATCCGTAGAAACTGGCGGTGCTGTTTGAAGTCCTCTCACGTTAATTGGAGAATTAGGTACATTTGCGTAAATTCCACTATGTAAATATGTTAATCTACTATCATATTCATAAATACATCCTTCTCCTCTATATTGAAATGGGCATTTTTTAGCAAAAATTGTTCTCCCTGGAAGAGTTAAATTTTCTATATCTAAAATTGAATTTAATTGATATTCAATTATATTTTTATTTTCAACTGTTTTTCGATCTATATAATAAATATCTTTTGGAAGTTCAACTTCATATAATCCTGTTACTGAATTGTATGGATTATAACCCTGAGAAAAATTTGATCCATCAAGATATTTTAAAAATGTTTTTATTCTTGTAAATTTTGCGCCAATTATATCTCCCAAACTTTGCATCTGCATTCTAATATATCTATAAAATGAATTAGATGAATAGTCTGGGGAAAGATTTGAAATTGAAAATTTTGGTGTTGGTAAAGTGCCTGCTGATGTATATTCAAATCCTTCGGTAAAAATTGGAAATGGATAATAAAAATTATTTTGCCATTTTATTGTTCCATATTGATTAGTAATTTTATTAAATAAATTGTAATCATTATAAATTCTAAATACTCCATTATTAATTGGTTGCTGACCATTATAATTATAGTTTATCATTGTTGGTGCAATTTCTGATAAATCAATTTCATATAAAATAACTTGTGTTGATGGAGTTAAAGAACTTAATTCAGTATTAATTGACTGAGTACCGCTTACTATTAAATTGTAAACTTCAGATGATGTAGGCATAATATTAAGCTGGTACTTCTATGAACTTAGCTTCTATAGAGTAATTATTATAAGATATATAAGAAGGCGCCCATTCTTGACAAATAAATTCTGTATTTAAATTATTTGCAGATTTAGAATATATTGTTGGAAGATTATAGATAAAAGATTCTTGGCCATTTCTTGTTCTCAAGAAGTGCAAAATAGATACAGTTTCTTTTTCATTTCTATTGTCAAAATTTAATGTAAATTCTACAAGATTGCTATTTAATCCATCATTTATTCTTTGTTGATATCCATTACCAAATTGAATTGTTTTAATTCTTGGTTTAGAATCTATTCTTGCGTTATATGATGGTTTCCACCAAAAATTAGGTATTAAATTACCATTTAAAAGTACATATCCATCCCAATCTACTTGAAGATTCCCTGGCGTTATGGGATTATTTCCTATACCAATATTAGAATCTATAATTGAATAATAATATTTATTATCACTACCTAGCACTATATCGTACTTATTATAAGTACTTAGAGAACTCCAAGATGGAATGGTGTCATAAATACTAGCCATATACCTTTTACCTCCTATATTTTACACTTAAAAGTGGTGTAATTATAGTTAATGTTTAATGTATATTCTATAGAAAATCAGAACTTTTATCTAAATGATTCTTTGGTTAATGGAGTTCAAAGTTTGGGTATTAACTATGATAATAATATAAATCCATCTATAGCAATCAATGATTCTAATTTAAATTACTTTGTTGCAAAACCAGTTGTAGCTAATATTGATTTAAATTACTTATTAAGTTCTAACGATCAATTTATAAACTATACTGGTTCTAGTTCATTTAATGGCCGAATAGAGTATGGTAATAATTATTTTACATTTTCTAGTGGTTATTTAACAAATTATTCTTTAAATTATAAATTAAATGATTATCCTCAAGTTAGCATTAAAAGTCTTGTGTTAGGAGAATTAGGTAATACAAATGGAACTTTTACTTATCAACCAAAAACACTAAATGATTTTGCTATTGGTGATAATTGTTATGTAGATTTAAATTTAACAGAAGCAGATAACAATAGATTAGACTCTTTTAATATAAATATAGATGTCCCAAGAGAAGGAGTTTATACTATTGGGAATTATTTGCCAACAAGTGTTGTTATAAAATATCCTATTTCTATATCTTTGAATTTTTCATTTTCTGTAAGTAATTATACTCAAGAAAAAGTGACGAATATATTAACAGGAATATCTCAAAAAAATTTAAATCTTTCTTTTAAGAAATATAATACCAACCAATCATTACTATCATTTAACCTATCCAATTTAATAACTAATCAAACTCAGTTGAATTATAGTGTTTCTGATGACGCTAAATTAAATATTACCTTACAAACTTTTATCTTAAGTGGCGTATAAAATTAATTGAAATATATTATTATATTAATTATAATAAATATATGACATTTCAAGAACTACTTAATTCACCAGTATTCTTTAGTACTTTTCTTAAAAATGAAACTTTTTTCAATTCTATAAAAGATAAATTTCCTGATATTTTAGGTGATCTTACTAGCTCTAGAGATAACCCTAATTGTTCTTGTAAAGGTAGAGTAAGAGGATTTTTGCAAAGCAGAATACAAAATGATGCTAATTACTTCAATGAATTATTAACTAATCCAGAAATTAATAATTTAATAGTTCAAAAAGAACAAGAAATTAGATCTACTCAACAACCTATACCTAATCCAATGAATGCTCAACAATTTACTGCGAATTCCGCAAGAGTTTTTCAAATCGGTAAAACTGATGAAGATTGGAAAAGATTAGCAGAAAGACTCTTAAATGAAAGAGTAATGTTTAGATCTTTTTCGATTATAGAAAAATCAGATAAACTCATTGTTTATTTTATTTAAATGTTTTATCAATTTTTAATATATTTATTTCTTTGTTTAGGAGTAACTTATGCTTGGAGCGATACTGAAATAGCTAGACCTTTTCGTAATTTTATAGCTAAGATTCCATATATTCATAAGCCTTTACTTTGCCATGAATGTTCTAGTTTTTGGATATCTTTAGTTATTAGTTTTTTTATTAATCCATTTGATTTTTTGACTTATTCTTATTTTAGCAACTTATTTAGTGCTTTTTGTGGATTTTTTATTAATCTTTATTTCGTAAGAAATCAACTAATCAAATATAAGGATTATTAATCTTTTACTTTTTTAAGTCTATCAATTAATTCAAATATTTTTACTTTTGATATATCAGTAATTGAATTTAGATTCTCTGCATTTTCAAATTTTTCTTTAATAAGTCTTTTCTTAAGAGCATCAAAATTCACACCCTTCTCTTTCATGACTTTTTCAAGTAACGATTGAGGAGATGTTGGATTTTCATTTACAGATGATGAATCATCAAGAAGTTTTGCATCTCCAAGTTCTTCTTGAGAAACAATGTTAATCTTTAAGAAATTACGCACACAACGAACAAATGCTCTATTCTCTGCAATTGCAGCTAAAAAGAATCTAGCGAAACTCTTTGTATTATTTACAGTTGCGTCAGCAAGAGACTCGAACACGATCTCTTTTCCACCAGTTTCATAATTTGGAAGCCAAGTAATTTTACAACTTGTTGCGAAATAACTTTCAGAGGCTGCTACTACTTTATACTCAACACTTGTATATCCACGGATTTGAGCAAGCTCCTTGATTCCACCCAAAAGAATAAGCAAATCTTTATCTTGAAGTTTTGAAACATCTGTTTCTTGAGTCTTCTGTCTATTTGGTACAAGATGTTCAGTTTTTACCATTTTACGCCAATTAATAGTTCCATCATCATTAAATACATAATTTAAAGTTTGATCTTCAATAAGACCATGTTGATTTCTAGTTACTAGTTTCGGAGGAGTAACTTGAGATGTTGGAGTGACAGTATTTTCGATTTGAATATCTAGTCCTTTATTGACAACATTAAATAACTCTGAACTACCAATTGAAATGGTATTTTCTTCTGATTTGATTTTAGGGCTCATTTAGTAATGATACTACAGATTGTATATTAAGTCAACTTAAAAATATAGAAATTATCAGCTTCTTTCCAAAATTCAACATCATCTACTACTTTATTGCCAGTTCCATTTAACCAGTCATACCTAGAAACGCTTTTGCCTTTAGAAGAATATAGTGTTCTTGAGGAATTGTAATAAAGATTATCAATATTTGATATTTTAGTCTCTTCTTTAGTCTTGTGCTTTCTATTAACTATTAAATTATAATCCAAATAATCAATTTTAAATTTATTTAAAACTTCTTCTGGTAGGAATGATAGTAGAACGTAATTAATAGAATTACTCTTCAATAGTTTAACAAAATTTACGCTATTATTTTCTTCAATAATATAAATTAATTGGTTAATATTTTGCTTATATTTTTCAATTATATCTTTTTTGATAGGTTTATTGGTAAAAATGATACTCTTTCTTTGTGATAAGATTGACTCTAAAACTTCTTCATTAAAAGAGTAGTCTAATCTAATAATTGGATTTTCAACTGGTATAGAAGCAAGATCTAGCGGTTGATCTGGTATAATTTCAAAACTTTTAACATTAAAATCTTGACCAATAAATACTGTTTCTGGCATTTTTGGAAATTCAATATTTAATAGTTTTAGTATGCCTTCTGCAATTTCTTCTGGCTTAATAGTATCAATAGATTTGGGGCTTTCTACTTGTGAATAGGATGGTTTTTTATTTCCAATTCTTTCATATCCTTTTAATAGAATATGCTTGTCTTTATTTCCAAAATGTGGTCCTGCAACATTGGGATTACTTATACTATACAATGACACAATAGGAATATCAAAACTAGAAGCTAAATGTACACAAAGACTATCTGCGCCAAAATGCAATTTGGAATTCTGAATAACATAAGCTAGTTGATTTATATTTGTTTGACCTAGTAGGTTAATTACTCCACCTAGTGCTCTTTCATCTTTTGTTCCAACTTGAATAATATGAATATTAACTTTTGATAAAAAAGGTTGTATTAAATTTATAACTTCTTGCCAGTATGAATAATTTCTAGAATCATAAGGAGTTTGGTTTTGAATAGTTATATATTTTTCTAATGGAAGTGGAAAATATTTTGTATATATAAATGGTTTATCTATTTTTGATCCTGTATTTGTAGCATATGTATCTAAAAGTCTCATTTATTTATGATATATTAAGTTAATTGAAATTCTACTTTATCTAAGCCATTGTGGAGATAGTTCAAGTTTCTTTGAGTGCAAGTATATGGTAAATAAGCGATATCAAAATATCCATCATGTTGACTATTTCCTTCTAGCCAAATTAGATTATCCATGATTGGGTTATATTCAATCCATCTATGAACATATGGATTACCTTCTAAAATATCTTTGTACTGTGGTTTTGTAGCAACATACAAACTATAATCTGGATATCTATTTTTAATAGATTTAAATAAGGCTGTACTTAAGAAAATATCTCCAGCACTTTCTGGCATGACATAGATTACTCGTCCTTTATCTTTTTTATCAAGAAGATCTTCAAATTTTATTTGTTTTTCTTGTTCATTTTCTTTTAAAGCTACGTTTCTAAAATAATTTTCTATGTCTTGTTTTTTTGCGCCCTTACTAAGTTCTCCCATCCAATATAAGTATCCAGAGTCATTTTTGTCAATATTTTTCATTTTAAGAATATTATGATACATAAATAATATCCAATCTCCATCATCTACAATATTTGGTATTTGACAATATGGATCTTTCTTATCTTGAGAATTTTCTAATACTTTAGTCCAATCAACTAATTGTTGTTTATCTATAAACTCTTCTATAGATTTTCCTACATTTTGAATACCGAAATTTTTAATAGTCCATTCTCTAGCTTTCCTACCCATTTCAAGTCTTTTATGCTGTGGCATTTTATATACAATATTTAATTGTTTAGCTATTGATTCTGGATAAGTAGAGGCTTTGATAAATTCCGTTCCATGTTCTCTGTATTCATTCCATTCTAAAGATAGTGAATTAGCTTCTGGTTCGCACATTTCTTCTCCACAACTGTAATTTGTTACAAGAGTAATTAATTCGGTTAATTTGGCCTCTTGGATAGGTATTTCTTGTCCACCACTTGTAAATGGATGACAATAAACATCCATAAAATTATAAATTTCATTTAATTGTTGCTCTGTTACCCCAACTGATACATTTGTTGTAGTCTGACTTTTTTGTACTCCACAAAATTTACAATCTACATCTAAACCAGAAAATGTTTTAATTTGGTATTCTCCACAATTTCTACAAATATAAGTTGTTAATATTTCATTATGATCTACCCCAAATTCTGAAGCTAGTTTATGAATATTCCAACCTTCTCCCCAGTGAGTATGCAAAAGAAGATATGTATTTTTAATTTCTGGATTATTCTTTTTCCATAGAGCATAACCTTGTAATAAATTTGGAACACTTTTTCTTAATTGATTTCTGAAAACGAATCCAATTATAAATGCATCTTGTGGAATATTGTGTTTTTTTCTAAGTTGGTTTCTATCAAAATCTGATAGGCGATAAAACTCTTTATCCTCAAGCGAACCATGCATGGTCTTAACGTGGCCATATCCCATTTTATGTAAAGCTTTTGTAGCAAAATTACTCCAAATCCAATAATTCTTAATTTTTGGTGCACTTGTAACAGCAGATTGAAGAATAGGAAGAGAATCTAATGTGGTCCAAATTACAGATGCTATTTTATCAAACCAAGGCTTTTCAATAGCAAAATCTACTCCCCAAATATCTTGAACAGCAATATAAACATCTGGTTTTTCATCATTAATAACTTTATCTAAAAGATGTGCACCATAACTTGCCATTCTAGCCAAATTAGGATCTCTATTTAATTGATCTAATTCTTGTTGAGTATTAGGTAAAGAGCCTACTGTTTTCCATGGAGTTTTCTTAAAATCTGGATGATCATAAGTCATTCCACATGAATAATGAACTAAATCATATTTATTTGTAGAATATAAATATTTAAGTAAAGTTTTCGCGTTTCTTCCAAAGCCAGTTTTGGCTAAAGAAAAATCTGTTTGTATTAAAACTTTCTTTTTTCGTTCCATTACCAGAGTTCGCTATCTTCTTGATTACTTTCGCTAATTTCCTTGGTTTCTTTTGTCGAATTTTTCGCTTTCTTTATAGCTTCAATTCGTTGGGCTTCAAAAACAGAATTTAAAGAATAAGTCAAAAATTCTTTTAATAGTCTTGCTTCATTAAAATAAAACCCAATCAAATATGATTGTTTGTTTTCCAAATTTTGTTTATCTTCTTTATTAACGCTATATGAAAAACCAACTTGCTTTTCATCTCTAATATAAGGGGCTAGTTTAATTTTTGTTATTTGTTTTTCAGAAGTATGATATGCTGAAAATTCTACATTTCTTTCTAAAGCGTCAAGAAGTCCAGCTGCTTCTGTGAGAGAAAACTTGACTTTAACACTTTTATTAGGATTATTTTGATTTTCTGAAAAAGACCCAATCTTTTTTGCATCATTCCAAGAACTTTGCTTGATTAATGATCCCCAGACAGAATTATCTTTTGAATTTACGCTGAAACTACAAGCTGTTCCTGTATTTTTACTATTTGGTTTATAAAATGATATCATATTAATATATGTTACTACTTATATTTAAAAATGTCAATTATTTTTATCTATCTTTTTTAAGTCATTTAATTTCATATAAATTTGATGATCTTGAATGGCAATCAAGTCTCCAAATATACAATCATCTCTCTTTGATCCTTTGGCGATAACAATATTTCCTTCTTCAAAAGCTTTATTATTTAATAATTTGTTATTTTCAATATTATCATTGAATATTAGTACGCTTATTGAACTGGTTTCGTCAGATATTTTTAATCTTACATATCTTGTTTTCTTTTCATTTTTTGATACGCCAGTATATACTTCTTCTATTTGACCAACAAATGCTACTTTGTTATTAACTGGTTCATCTATAATATCGCTAATATATTTAAGATTTTCTCTCTTCTCAGAGAAGATATCTCTTAGATTTTTATTATATGTATATCCCAAAAGTCTCTTTTCATAATACCAATTAGCAAAACTTTCACTTTTACTATTCTGATTATAGATTTCAAGATATGGCGCATATTTTGCTTTAATAGTATTTAATCTTGTATCTTTAATAACTAAATGATTCTTTTCATCAGTAAATTTATTAAGATGTTTAATAATTTTAATTAAATCGTAATCAAACTTATCTGCAAATGAAATTGAATATTTCTTTTCTTTAGCAGTTAGAATATTCCATAATTGGGCTTCTAATACAATTTTACTTCTAGATTGATTAAAACCACTCAATGCTCCTGCTTGAATTAAAGAAGATAATACTCCAATATTAAGATCAGCTTCTTCTGCTGCTTGGAAAATCTCAAACTTATTAGAATACTTATTTCTAAAACTATTTAGTTTTTCAATAGATTTATCACTTATACCTTTGATTGATAATAATCCGAATCTAATGTCCTTATCTTCTGTAGAAAAATCCATTTCTGATTTAATAATATGTGGGGGAAGAAGTTTAATATCAAACTCATGCATTTCTTTTTGAATCTTAGAAATTTCACCAATTGGATCTGGTTCATTTCTGCTCATTTTCAATAAAGATAAAAAGAATTGTTGAGAATAATTAAATTTTAAATAAATTGTAACTGCTGCTAAAGCCGCATAAGCAAGTGAATGACTCTTATTAAATGAGTAATTCGCAGAATCTTCTAGAATCTTCCATAGAATTTCTCCTACCTCTTTTGGTATTTTATTCTCTTTGATCTTTGATTCAATCTTTTTTTTCCAAGTTTTGATCTCTTCGGTTTTCTTTTTACCTACGATTCTTCTTAAGATTTCTGCTTCGTCCAAAGTAAATCCAATCTTATTAGCCATTTTCATCAATTGCTCTTGATACAATGCTACTCCACCAGTTTGTTTCAGAATATCATCAAAAAATGGATGAATACTTTCTGATTGCTGATAATTTGTATGACCAGCGTATTTATCTACGAATTGTAATGCTCCAGGTCTTGCTAGAGCTAATACTCCACTAAGTTCTTCTAGATTTTTTGGTTTTACTTTTTGACAAACTCTAAAATTGGTTTCTGCTTCGATTTGAAACAAACCATGAGGACATTTTAAATCTTGTAAATTTCTATAGATAGATTCATGATTTAAATCAATATCTTGAACTTTGATTCCAATATTTTTACAAACATCATCTACTACTGAAACGCTTCTTAATCCCAAGATATCAAGTTTAATATTAAATAAACTAACCCAATTCATATCAAAACTTGAAACTGGTTCTTTATCAGAAGAAAATTCTGTCGGACATACTGTTTCTAGATCATAATAAGAAAGAAGAACTCCAGATGGATGAACTCCTTTATTTTTAATAAGATCCCTTAGCTTTAAAGCGATTTGAAATGTTTCTTTGTTTTCATCACACCATTCTTTAAATTTTGATACTTCTTCGTATGCAGTATTAATATCTTTAACTTGACCAAATACCTTTGGAATTAAAGAGGATATATTGGTCATTTCTTCTTCTGTCTTTTCTCCAATAATTTTACCGCATTCTTTAATTAACAATTTTCCGCTCAAAGTATTAAGAGTTAAGATCTTACTAGTTTTACCTTTAAATTTAGATTCTAAATATTGTAATACTTTTTGACGATTATAATAACAAATATCTAAATCAACATCACACATCAAACTCCCATCAAGATATGTTATTCCATTAATAACTTGCTTTTTGGCTCGAATCTTGGATATAAATCTTTCGAAATAAAGATCATATTTAACTGGATCAATTCTAGTTACGCCAATTAGATAAAGAATAAGTGAGCCAGCAGCTGAACCTCTACCTAACCCAACTGGTATATTATTTGTTTTACAAAAATTAATAACATCCCATACTAATAAGATATAATCTATAAATCCTAATTCTTTTAATGTTTCTAGTTCGTATTTTGCTCTATCAATATATTTCTTATAGTCTTTATTATCTTTTTCTATTTTTAGATCTTTAAAACCATTTAATGCTAATGCTCTGAGAAAATCATAATTAGAAACATCTTCACTAATATTAAGATGTCTTTTTAAAGATAAGTCAATATTAAATTCTGGAAGTCTAACTCCATGTAGTCCAAGGTCTGTGGTTGTAAACTTACTAGAAAATACTTCGTCTTTTAAAATATTACTCATAATCTTTATCTTCATCTAGTCTATCAATATTATCTATTTCTTTATTAAAAGCTTCTAATCCAGTTGCTAATATTTTCATAGATGCTTTATCTTTTAAACTAAAAAATACATCTGCTTTACCTTGTTTCTTGCCTTTTTGAACAGTTATAAGTAAATATTCTATTCCACTATCTTCTAGTTTTTGAATTATATCATAAATATCGTCTAATGATGCCATGTTATACCTCTAATTGCCACTTTAATTTATTCCATACTTTTAAATTCAAGTCAAGATCATTAATAGCATCATGAAGTTTTTCGTAGTCATGTTCTATTCCATTTTCTTTACCTAAGAAAGTTAAAGAACTTTTAATATTCTTTTTTCTAGTATGAAGAATTTTATATTGATATTCAATTAAATTATCTTTTGAAGAATAAGGCATTTCATATTTTATTCCTCTAGCAATTGCGTTTGTGTCAATAAATTTATTTACAAGGTGATGCCAATTACAACCCATGTATTTATAATACTCTTTTATGAGATAGATGTCAAATCCAAGAGTATTGTGACCAACGATGTAATCTGCGTGATCTAACCAATCTTTAATAGTTGGAAATATCTCTTTTGGGTCATAACCTTCTTTTTGAACTTTCTTATGATCATATCTGGTAATTCTGGCTGCGTCTTGACTGATTTTTAAATCTGTTTGCCATTTTAAATAAAAATTCTTTTGATCAATTTTTTTGTCGCCTTGAACTTTAAGCATAGCAATTTGCCAAGGAAGATTATGACAAAAGTTTAAACAAAGATTGAATGTTTCACAATCTATAAAAACCAAAGTCTTATTCTTATCATATCTTAAAAGATGCTCGTCCATATTATGTATTGATTATAAACGATTCTTGTTCGGTATTCAAGATTTTATGTCTTTTATAAAAATCATCTGGAATTTTTTGATTTCTTATTTTATAATGCCATATTAAGTGGGCTGGTTTGTTTTGATAAAACCATTTATTATTATCTTTAGTCAAATTATAAAGATAAAAATGCATTAAATCTTTAGAAAATGCGACAATAACAGATGGCGCATTATGCTTACTTATGATAAATACGCTTAAATTACCTTGTCCTTGATTTCTGTATCGCGTCATAATTGATTTAAAAAAATTAGGATGCGGTCTACATTCAACAGTAGTTTTCCATTCTTGGTCATCTATAATTTCAATGTCATATCTTGATTGATAATTATTTATTAAAGTAAGTTCAAGTCCAGCTACAATAGTTGGTATTTTAGGTCTTTCATATTTTATGCAAATTAAATCTACATCAATTGAATATAAACTATCTTCATCATAAAGCATATTTTTATAATCATATGACCTATCCTCTCTACTTTGTATTTGTCTTGCTTTATTGCCGTATTGATTAACTATTACTTCTGGATCTTGAGTTTTCATATTATTTATTATTTTTCCAACTTTCAAAACAAAACTCATTGCTACTCATATGCTCAATGTCTGGTTTATTCAAAACGCTTCTGTTGTTGATACATCTGAATGTTAAGTATGTTTTAAAATCTTTTTTATCAGTATAGTAAATACTTTTTGCATTAAAAACTTCTAGTTTATTCTTTTCTGCAAATGATAACATTTTATCTTTAATAATAAAATCAAAAGGTAATTCATTTTGTTCAATAAACACTACTGGTTTTGTAAAATCTATTTGAGGAACACATATACTGTTTTTTAAAGTATTATTAAATATAAAAGAATCATAGAATGGAATACCCATAATTAAATCATCCGACCAGTTATTGTTTATTGTAGTATAATCTAGTCTAGGTTCATAATAAAAGCCATCTTTTGCACCAATACTAAATAGTTTTGTTAAAGATTCGTAACCCTTTTTATTTTTAAAGAAAAGTATAAATTTTGAGTTTTTAGATCTTGATTCATCAGTTTTATCACTCATTGACTCTGTAACTGAAATTCTTAATCCATAATTTAATTTAATATCATTATTCTTGCAGTTTGTATAAGCTTCAAGAAATGAAGACATATTATCTTCTACTAGGAATATCTCTTTTAATTTATTTTGTTTAGCTATTTGAATGATAGAATCTGGATACTCATCTCTTTCAGACTTATCTTCTAAAGTAAGAATTGATCTTCCTAAAGAATAATGAGATTTAAATAAAGGTATCATTTTTACCAATATAACAAGAGTTTATAAATATATCAATCTAAAAATTCGTCTTTTGAATCATCTAGAAAATCATCTTTAGCCGAAGTAGTTTGAAACTTAGGGCATCCTTCATATTTTCGAGTTTCTACTTTAAATCCTTTAATATCTTTAAAATTATCTTCTAGACTAGTTTCTATTACTTCGCCCTTATCATTTAATTTAACATAATATATATATGGATCTTTATATGGGCATTTCCATCCACCAACTTGGCACATCCATTTATTCTTAACATTATCTACTGCAAAGTTTGATCTGGCAGATTCTTCATTAAATTTATTAACATAATCATTAATATGTTCAAGATAATGCTCAAATCCTTTAATTTCATCATCAGAAAAAGATAGTTCTTGAATTGGTTGTTTTGGAAATCTAAGAAATAAGAATTTTACTATTGGTTTTAATTTAGGCCATATTTTTTTACTTGCTAGACTATACATCATAGCTTGAATATTAGCTTCAAGGTCATCTCCCCTAAACTTATATTTAGAGCTTTTATAATCAATTATATGCATTTCTTTTTTGATTTTAATAGGTTTATCTATAAACCCACGAATATGATATTTTGGTTCATCATTTTTAATATCAAAATCATACTCTGGCTTAACTATTTCGCCACCTTCTCCAAAGAAATCATTTTTAAGACCAACTAAAATCATATCGTTTAATAACTTATAATTACTTTCGTCTAGTTTAACTTTTGATGATAACTTTTTAACTAATCTGTTTACTCCCTGATCACCATCAATTGAATTCTTTTTTATTATTCTTTTATAATTTTTAAGATGTCTTTTATTTAATAGTAATTCAAAAATTGTATGACAAATTGTTCCTCTTAAAGCTCCATCATTTTGAGATTGTGGAATTTTGGTATGATAGTTGTTCCAATAAACCCAAGAACAAGTCTCAAGAGTTTTAATTCTAGAGGCGGATAATACTTTTAAAGATTGTTTTTCCATTGAATTATTTCTTCTTTTGTCATCTCACCAAAATCTTTTTTAGGTGGTAGGGCTATTTTTAATTGACTTTTATCAAAATATCTACTCAATCTAACTTGAGTTTTTTCTGCTGCAATATTTCCAGCATTATTTTTGTTTGAATCATTATTCAAACTAATATATATCTTTTTAGGATCAAGTTTTAAACAATAATTTAATATAGCTAAACTTAAACTAGTTCCAAATGTAACAAGGGTATTCTTAACTCCAGATTGCCATAAACTTAACATATCTCCAATACTTTCAACTAGGATTATTTCTTTTTGCTTTTGTATAATCTCTGAGTTTATAAATAATGGATAAACAAACTCTGTTTTTTCGCCAATATGTTTCCACTTTATTTTGGATAAATTTGTAATATCTCTTCCAGAAAATCCTATGATATTATTCTTGGCATTAAAAATAGGAAATACATATCTATTCTTCATCTTGCCCATTTTTGCAACTCCACCTTTAAAAACTTTTAATGTCTCAATATCAACTCCTCTTTTCAACCAATAAGCATGATTATCATCTAATCTAGAAAGAATTTCTGTATCAAATTTTTTAGAAGATTTTATAAGTGGTTTCTTGGCTTCAGTAGGGTTCTTAAATGCAAAATTTTTATTCTTAAGCCATTCTTGGGCTTCGCTTGAATGTTCTAGTTTTAGTGTTAATTTAACTAATGAGTTTATATCTCCACTTATATTTTGCTTGAAATCTACCCATTTACCAGTATCTTTATAAATTCTTAATACGGAATCATTATCGCTATCCCTATATAAAGGTTTAGCTCTAAATTCTTTTCCACAATCTTTTAATTGATAACCAAGATCTGTTAAGATTTGGTATACATTTAATTCTTCCATTCTAAAGCCTCACTTATTGTAGGAAATTCTTTAATAAAAATCTTCTTGCATCTTTCTGCAATCATTCTATGTTCTTTTTGAGTATTTTGTTCTGTTCTCAATTCAATGTAGTGAATCCAACTTCTCAATGAGCCTTTCATATACATTGTAGTTTGAGTTGTTAAAGGCAATATCATTCTCGCAACTTCTTTTGCAACTCCATTTTCAATCATTGTATCATAACAATGTTGAGAAAGCGATAGTGATTCTACTAGAAGTTCATTTACTTTATCATATGCATCAGTATTTGTAGACATAAGAATTTCACCAACTTGTCTGTTCTTATCTCCTTGTAATCGAAGCTCAATATCTTCGAACTCATTTGCGACACTATATCTTTGACTAAATTCTTGAAAACTAAATGATCTATGTCTAAGAATTTGGGCTGCAATTCCTCTGCTTGTTTTAATTTCAACGCACATATCAACAAGTTCAAATGGACTCCAATGTTTATGTTTAATTAAGAATTTTAATAACTTTGGTGCAGTTTCAACATTCATCTGATTAGATGGATTGCTAACTCTAGCGCAAAATGCCACTAAGTCTTCTGGATTTTTAATTCCTTTGATTTCTGGTTTTGTAATTGATACTAAGTCTACATTCATAATAGTTCTCCATCATTTGCATTTGCATCATTAAGTTCGTATTGCTCTCTTTGACGCTCTGCTACATCTGCGAGTGATCCTCTTTCTTCGATGTTAAAGTTTTGAACATTATAATTTAAATAATTTTGTGACCAGATTTCTTTACCAGTACAATCTAATCTTCTAACTAAATCTTGGTGACCAGCTGCATCTTTTCCTTGGAATCTAGTTTTGGTAGGAATTAACTTGTGAGTTCCAAATGCTTGACCATCAAGAGTAATTTCATCTAGTGTTTTTCTTCTAAAAATTGCTACAAATGATGCAAACCATTGTAATCTATCTGAAAGCGAAATTACAGAACTATCATCAACAACTTCTGAACCTTTTCGATTGAAACTTTCGCCAGTTCTATTTAACTGCATAGCAGTAATAATTGGACAATGAATTTCTTCTGAGATTCTTTTCAATTTATCAATCTTGTCTCCGATTGCTTGATGCTCTGCCCAATTTTGACCTACTTTTTCTCCAGTTAGTTTAATATAATCATAAGCAATCATAGCTTGATTGCCTCTGCCGACTTTAGAAAGATACCATCTACGAATAATAGAGCATACTTGATCAATATTTTTATTTCCTACATGATAATGAAAATATTCATATTTCTTGACTTTATTCCAAGCCTCTCTTACTTTTTTTGTCATTTCTTCATTTTTGCGCCAATTACCAGTTTCAAGATACCAAACTGGAACTCCACTTAAAGACGCAACCATTCTTAATTGAATATCTACTGTTTGCATTTCTGTATCAAGAATAAGAGTTTTGGTTTTATTTTTTGGATTAATCGAAGTTTTAAAACAAATATCATTTAACCAAGTTGATTTACCTTGACCTGGTCTACTTGCAATTGCATAAATATTACCATTTTTTAGTCCACCATACATTCTATTAAATTCAGAATATGGAGTTATTAATCCAGTATCATCTTTAGGGCTATTGCCAATTTCTTCAATAAGATCCTCAACTCCTTCAAAAATATTTATTGGAACATCATTTTCTGAATATGATGATATTTTTTTATTATAAATTTGATCAATTTTACCAATAATTTCATCCATAGAATCTTCTGAGTTTTTATTTACATATTCTTTTAATTTATCTGCTGTTTGAGATATCTCTCTACGGACTCTTAATTTTATTAATTCTTTGCAAGCTGTCATCGTAGCTTCTTCGGTAATTTGAGAAAAACTTAAATTATCAATGTAATCAAATATATTAATTTCATCTTTAAATGAAATTCCAAGATTCTTAATCTTTTCGGCTAATAATACTTTATCTACATTTTCGCCCTTATGCTTGATATTTTTGAATATTGAATAAATAGTACAATGAACATCATTATAGAAGTCATTTTCTGTTAAAAATACATCAATATCTGCAAATAAATCTTGATGTTTTAATAGACCGCTTAATACGTGTCTTTCTACTTGTAAAGAATAAATCATCCTTTATATATGATACCAAACTAGAAATTAAAAGTCAAGTTTTAATCTTCTTCTTCTGAATCTTCGTCTTCGTTTTTTCTGGCTATTAAATCGGTAGTGGCTTCTAAATTAAGTTGGTCTATGCTTTGTCCCCATGTGTTTAAATAATATAATAAAGCCATAGCATTTATTTGATTATCGAATTTTGTATATACCTGAGGTTCACCTTTATTAGAAAAATTAAAAAGAATATATCCGCCAAAACTGCACTCATCAATTTGTTTTAAAAGAGATGTTGGGAAGTTGAATTTTTTTTTATTAGTCACCACAAAATTTTACACTTAAATAATTAATATTCTACACTTTTCTTCTATATATTGTGGTGACAGATTTTTTAAGTCATTTTCATAGAGTTCTAAGAATTTAAATCCATTGATTTCTAGCCATTTTTCTTTTTTAACATCTCTTTTTATACTTTGAAGGTATTTTAATCTAGAATTATCATGAAAAAATTTATTAAAGCTTTCGTGTTGATTACCTTGTATCTCAACTGCTATCTTTTTAGTTGCATTTAATAAATCTACTTTGAGCATACTTCCGTAAACTGGAAATTCTTCATAAACAATATGATTTTTCCAATAAGGGTAGAAGAATTGTTTGAATTTAAATTGTAATTTACTTCTAGATTTTCCATTCCAATTTATTTCGTAGTTTCTTACATTTTTATTAACGAGCTTGCCGTTAATATTCAACAATCTCATGATGCAAGAGTATTAATGAATTTATTATAAAAATAATCTACGATTGGTTTATTTTCTTCAAGATAAGATCTTAGATTGTCTATTCCTTGATGTTGCTTCTTAAGTTCTAGATTTGATTTTTTAAGTTCATCAATAATCTCGTCTGAGAATGTTACCCATGCACCTTTTGTTGTTGCAAATTCCCAAGCAAGGATTTGATCAATAACTTCATATTCTCTCCAAACAGAAGAACCATCCTTACGGCCATATTTAATTGGGTATTGAACTTTAGAATTTGTTGATTCATTTGTGGATTTTTTAATAACAATTTTAACATTATGGCCGATAATTTTATTCTTAACTGGATCATATTTATCATTTGGTTTTTCAAGAATAAGATCTTTATTAAACTTTGGTTCAAATTCAAGAATCCAATTAGCAAAATGTAATAATGCATTTCCACCAGTAGCAGTAGTTTGACGAATATCTTTATTTGCTGCATAAGGATCAAGTTTAATATCAGATCGAACTTGACTAATAAAAATCGCCATATGTCCACGTTTAGAAAGTGCAAGAGAAATTTTCTTCATTAACATTGATGAGATTACTGCTCCTCCTGCAACTTTTGTTGCTTCTGTCATGCTTTTTTGAGCATCGCCTTTAGTCATCAATCCATCAACTGAATCGAGAATAAACATATATTTTTTATTCTCATCATTAGATTGAATTAAATCTTTCATTAATTCTGAAACTGTTTCAAAAATATTGCATTCAAATACAAAACAAGTTCCATCAACCCATTCTTTAGGATCGGTTACGAACTTAATTCCAGAACGCTCTTTGATTTCTTTACTTAATCTTCCTTCTGCTTTGAAAAGTAAAGCTCTAGAATTTTCTATTGATTTAAGAAAGTTTTTGGTTACTTCAAGTGCTTCTGAGGTTTTACCACCTTCATTCATGCCAATAAATCTATGTAAACCTGGGCATAAACCACCACCTGTAGCAATATCTAAATTTAAACTACCAGTAGATACCTTATAATAAACCTCATCTTCAAAATTATAATGATCTTCTTTATTATCTTTTAAAAATGACAACAATCTATCTGATGCGCTTGGTCCAGATGATTCAACAATTTCTTCTTTAGGTTTTCTTCCCATAATTTTATTATATCTTTCTTTTAAAAAAATGCAAGTAAATTATTTAAATGCTGGCGCACGGCGACCTCTCGAATTAATATTATTTGGACCTAGACCATATACTGGAAATTGCCTTAAGCATACTTGCGCCTCTGGATCCCAATAATGTTCTTCTGTATCTTGTCTAAAAATATGCCATCCAAATTGTCTTCTAAACATAAAATCTGATACTGCACAATCATAATTTTCTGGATATATTAATCCATTTTTTAACCATTTACTTTTTGCATGAAAAATTTGTAAATATCCCCAACCCCAATCAAAACTTCTCATTTCTAATTTATAGTTTGGGTCTTTTTCTAAAAATACTTTTGAATAGTCTTGATATGTTTCTAAAACAAATCTTCTGGCACTTATCATTTGATCAAATTTATCTTTAGATTTTAATTCTGTAAATATATTATTGTAACTTTCTGGCAATAAAGTATCAGCATCTATAATTGTAATAATTTCTGGATTTTTAAATAAAGACATAGCATATGTATACGCTGCTCCACGATTAAACTTTGCAGATTGACCTTCAAAGGTGTAAAATTTATCAGTTTTTATTAAATTAAATTTAGAATCTTTGCATATTTCCTCTAATTCTTTATCTTCATTTGTATCTGTAACAACATGTATTTCATCAAAATAATTATAATTATGCTGTTTAAAAATTTTTAAATAATCATTGTAATTTATTGCTGATGTAAGTGCTATATTTTTCATTTTTTTCTTATAAATTCTATTAAACTTTTGGGTTTTAAGCAAATATTTTTATCTTCACCTATTTTATTAGTTTCTATTTTTATTTCCTGTTTATTAAAATCTAAGTTAAATTTTTCATATTCTTTTAATATAAATGCTTTACCTTCTGCTTTAAGAAACCAAGCTAATGATGGAGGTGGACTTCCTAAGTCTTTAAGATTATCCCAAAAATCAAAAGAATTAAACCTTTTCACTAATTTTTGTGCTATTTTAATTTCTCTTGGCCAATTAATATTTCCTCTGACATATTTTTTAACTATAAATTGGCAAAGTTTATGATTTGTATTTTTCAATATCCCATTTTACCATTTTTTCAACAAGGTTGTCAAATGAAATTTTAGGTTTCCAATTCAATTCTTCTCTTGCTTTATTTGAATTTCCAAGTAATAATTCTACTTCTGCTGGCCTATAAAATTTAGGATTAATTTGAATTAATGTTTTTTTATCTTTATTTATAAACATAATATGTTCACCTTCTCCGACCCATTCTCCCTCAATTCCCGCATATTTAAATGCTTTTTCTGCAAATTCTTTAATTGTATGAGTTTCATTTGAGGAGAATATATATTCTTTTGGTTCTCCAGAATAATTAGGATTATATTTATCTTGATTCAACATCATCCAGACTCCTTCAACAAAATCTTCTGCATCGCTCCAATCTCGTTTAGCTTCGATATTGCCTAACTCAAGAGGACTAAAATCTTCTTTATTTTTAATAGCATTAAAAATACGAGCTACATTTTTAGTAATTTTTCTGGTAACGAATTCTTCGCCTCTTCTTATGCCTTCATGATTAAATAGCCAACCTTGAATTGCGTATATTCCATAAGATTCTCTATAAACTTTTACTAATTGTCTAGACGCGGCTTTACTTGCTCCGTAGGGGCTTCTTGGTTTTAAAGGATGATTTTCGTCTTGCGGAGAGTATTGTACATTTCCAAATTCTTCACTAGAACCAGCTTGATAAAGTCTACAAGACGGTTTGTATAATCTAATTGCTTCTAGAATATCTAAAACTGCCGTTGAGTTGGTATGCCAAGTCTGTCTAGAAAAATCCCAACTACTAGCTACAAAACTTTGTGCTGCAAAATTAATAAAATAATCTGGCTGTAATTTCTCTACTGTTCTAGCTATAGCGTGAGAATCAGTTAAATCAAAATTAATGAGATAAAATCTATCAGATTTTATATGTCTAATATTTTCGTGATTATAAACGCTCAATCTTCTTACTCCGCCAAAAATAAGATAATCTGTGTTTTTAAGCAAAAAATCAATCATATGACTTCCATCTTGGCCAGTAACTCCAGTAACTACTATAGTTTTTTTACCATTGATTAGCCTACTTGCATCTTCAATATTTAAAATATTTGATGTATCTATTTTTTTACCATAATATGTTTCTTTTATGTTTTGGTTCATTTTTATCTTTTTTTATTATATCATTTTAATAAATAAAATCAATTCTTATTTTCATTGAAATAATCTACGTATCTTTTATTTATTTTTTCATTAAATTCTTCATTAAACCATGGGGCATGCCAACGACAAAAATGTAAAATTAGACTATTTGAATTATATCTTCCCCAATAACTAAAATAGTTATTTGGTACTTTTTTGCATTTTTCTAAAAAAACTAAATTTATAATTGGTTGGTCTGTTCCTGGCTTAAGATTCCATAATATATTTTGTTCTTTGCCATGTTTATTAATATCCGCATATTTTAAATGATAAGATTTTAGTTTATCCGCATTCTCTTCCGATATAAGTGAAGATTTATACAAAAGTATACCACTATTAAATCCAATTTTATTAATATTTTTTTCATTTAATAAACTTTTGAATTGGTCTTGATTTTGTTCTATTTCTTCGTTAGATAAATTAAAAAAATCAAATATCTTATGCTCTTCAAAGTCTACAAACATTTCATTCTCGTTGTTCAATAAATCAAATAGCTTAGATGCGTTTTCTAAAATCATTGTGTCGCAATCTAAATATAACAGATTATCCCATTTTTTAAAATATTTGTCAAAAATATGATATTTTAAATAATAGGGACTATTTTTATTTTCTACGGAATATATAAATACATTTTTTTCTTTTAATTCTTCATTTATTAATGGAAAATCTTTTTCATTTGTAAGTATTACAATATCTGTATTTTTTATATTCTGGCGAATATTGTTGATATTATATTTTATATATTTTAGATGATTTAAGTCTGTGACTAAAATTGTTGCATTTTTCATTATTGAATAATTTTATTTTTTTCTCATAACTAAAGTTGGTGGTAACAGTTCGTAATTATCTTCAAGAATAAATTCTTTAGAATAATTTTGCCCCACCAAGATTCTTGATTATTAACTCTAAGGCTTGGATAGCCTATATTATAATAATCATAATCATGAACAACAAAAATATTAGTATTATTTTTTAATAAATTAATAGTAGCTACTCTTGCTTCCCATGGAGCTTGATCAATGAAGGCTAAATCAATTTTTTTATAATTAATATATTTATTTATATTATTCCAATCATCAATATACTCTATAATATAATTGTCTAAACTATATTTAGGTTTAATTTTATCTAGCCAAATTTGATCGGATTCAAAAGCATATACTTTTGAGTATGGATTATTTTTGCAAAAATCATACATTAAAGAAGAACTTCCTTCGCCAATCCCTAATTCTAAAACAATAGAATTATTATTTAAAGAGTTTAATTCTTTTAAAAGATATTGTTGATGACTAAAATAGTCGCTCATAATATATGTTATTAATATTTTTGTAAAATACTAATAATTTTTTCTATTTCTAGATGGGAAATAAATGGATGTATTGGTAAACTGACTAATTCATCGCAAAAAATATTGCTTTTATTATTGGATATAAAATCTGCTTTTATAAAGTCTAGTTTATTTAGTGGGACAGGATAATGAATTCCGTTCTCAATTAAATTATTATTTAAATAATTAATAAAATTTTCTCTGTCTTTTACTCTTACTGGAAAAATATGATGTGCTGGTATTTTGCAATAATTTGGCGTCTGCGGCATAATAATTTTTTGATTACTTACATTCAGACAAATCTCATTTATGATCAATCTTCTTTTTGAATTCCATTCATTTAAAAACTTTAATTTTTGATTTAAAATAATGGCTTGCATTGTATCTAATCTATAATTAAATCCAAAGATTTCGTGACTATATTTTTTTACTGATCCGTAATTTCTAAGTAATTTAATTTTTTCAAAAATTTTTAAATTATTTGTAGTGATTATGCCCGCGTCTCCTGCTGCGCCTAAATTTTTGCCAGGATATAAAGAAAACGCTGACACATCTCCCGTTGATCCAGCTAAATTATTTTCATCATCAATTGCGCCATGGGCTTGAGATGAATCTTCTAATATAAAACAATTATTTTTTTTAGATATTTGTTTTATTTTACTCATATTCGCCGTATATCCATAAAGATGAACAGGAGCAATGATGCAATGATTAAAATCTTTTCGATTTTTTAAGACTTGTTCTTCTAAAATATTTGTATCTATTTGATAAAAATCGTCGCAATCTATTAAAATAAATTTTGCATTTGGAAAAGCATCTTTTAAGCCAATATATGTCGCAATAAATGTATTAACTGGAATAAATATCAAAATATTTTTTGATAAAGTATCTTCGATTAATGATAACCCAGCTAATTTTATGGCATCTGTGCCTGAAGAAACTCCTATTGAATATTTTACATTACAAAATTTAGAAAAATTACTTTCAAAGTCTAATACTTTTTCTCCTAAGATAAAATCTGAATTTTGAAATAATAGATTTATATCTTTTTCGCAAGACTCTTTTATTATTTTCCATTGAGCATTTAAGTCGTTAAATTTAATTTTCATATTTTTTTTCTAAAATTTTAGCGACTTCAAGTGTTATCCGTTTTATCTGATTGGTGTCAAAAGTAGAATTTATAAAAGTTTTCAATGATTTTTTCAGTGGAGATTCTGTTTTCGGAAAGTTTATTTCAATGTTATTAACTTTTATTGTTTGACTTATATCGTCCCAAATTAAAATACCATTTTCAAATTCAAATATGCATTGTCTGTCTTTTATTGGATGTTCCCAGCTGGATTCAATTGTGCATGTTATATTGTTTTTAAATTCTAAAACTCCTATGCAACTATCTTCTTTAAAAGAAGTTGATAATTTACGATAGTCATAAAAAAAATTTCTTTTAATCTCTATATCTATTAAATAAATTAAAATTGATAAATCATGCGACGTCAGATCATATCTTGCATTTACATCGTTTCTAATTGGCCCTTTATTTAATCGCCTCATAGATATATTTAATAGTTTACCATGAGTATTTGCTTCTAATAAGTGTTTAATGTAATTAATTGCATCATTAAATATAAATATCCAATCAACAAATAATTTTGCATTATTTTTACGAGCAATATTAAATAAATTCTTAGATTGATCAAAATTTAAAGTTAGCGGTTTTTCGCAAAATACATCTATTTTCTTATTTAGGAAATAGGACACTATTTTTTCATGAGATTCACAAGGAGTAACAACAAAAACTTTATCTACATCTTTAATTTCCATATATGAATCAACTATCTTATCATCATTTTTTATTAAACTTTTATCAATAGAAAATTTATCAGTTATAGTAATTGAATAACCCAATTCTTTTAAATTCTTATAAATTATTTTACCCCAATATCCAAATCCTATTAATCCTATTTTTTTCATTATTTAATTCTCGCTGGATTACCATAAACAATTGTATTTGATGGAATATCTTTTGTAACTACTGATCCTGCTCCAATGACTACATTATCTCCGATATTTACAGGTAAAATTGTAGAATTACTTCCTATCCTCACGTTATTGCCAATTTTAGTTTTTCTTAAAATCCAATCATTTTTATTTTCAGTAAATTTATCATTGGTAAACATTACTCCATGTCCAATAAAGCAATTTATTCCTATCTCAACTCCTTCGCAAATAAAAGAATGACTACTAATTCTAGTTTTATCGCCAATAAATGAATTTTTTTGAATTTCTACAAATGGGCCAATAAATACTTCATCTCCTAACTTACATCCATATAGATTTGTATAGTTTGAAATAACTGTATTTTTGCCTAGTATTACATTAGTCATTTAATTTTATTGGTTTATATTCTTTTAATTGAACTTTATCGTAAATTGCATCTGGTGAATAATCCCATCTTAATTTTTTCCATTTTTCAAAAAATATATCCCCATGCCAAATCAACTCTCTTTGATTACAGATAATTTCTTTAGCTTTACTTAGAAAGCCAATCGACCAAGAAAAGCCTCCTTCTGAAAGGATAATTTTATTAAAATTTTTGCAATAGGCAATTGTATCCGAAGGACTCAAAGCAAGTGGAATTAAATTATATTTTTTTATTAATTTTTGACATAATTCATGCTCTAGTGTGTCTGAAGTAATATAGCCTTGATTAAATTGTATAGACTCTAAAGCTTCACAATAATATTCTAATGGAAGAATACATCTAGGTATTTGCGTCAGATCTCCAATTCTATAATGAACTATAACGTCATTTTGATTTATTGAATGATCATATTGTATAATCATATGTTTTTGATATCTTCTTCAAAAAATTCAAAAAATTTTCTATTATTAAAAAATCCATCTAAATAAAAAGATGGTGAATCATATTTAAAATTATTAAAAACTATATCCAGCCAGTTGGTATCATCAACAATAATCCTATTTCGCCCTATTTGGCTATTATTTATATCATTAAATTTTATAGTTGGATTATTAATTGGAGACTCTTGTGTCAACTTTAAATTATATTTCCTAGCAAGAAAATGCCCAACAATATGCTGTATAAAATGATTTGCGGTCCTGCCTTTGTAATTTATCGTTACCATAAATTTATAAGTTATTATTTATTATATTTTTCCAATAATTGAAATCAATTTTTTCTTTAGACTTTTCTTTTATTTTTAAGAATTCTTCTTCTAATTTAATTTCATCTGACAGGATATTAACATCTTGCGCAAATATTACTGGCAAATATTTATATATATTATCATAAATTATTTTTTGATTCTCAAAAACTATAGGTATACTATTTACATATAATGATTCATATACTTTATGATTATCTCCTGCTGATCCTGCGACTGGATTTCCTATTGGGCAAAGCGTATATTTATATTTAGACATAATTTTGACAAAAGTTTGAAAATCTAATTTTGAGTACATATCACATATTTTACTTTGACTACAAATTTCCCAAATTCGCGTTCTAAATGAACTATTTGTAGTTATATTAAAACATCCAAACGCTTTATTTTTATCTTTAAAATCATTATAATTTTTTTTAAAAATTTCTTCATTTCCATGTTCCCATTGCTTATTCGCGATTCCTATAGGTATTGGAATAAGCTTTTCATGATTAAATGCGGCGTTTTGACAATACCATTTTATAATCTTATCTGAATTTAAAAATCTTTCATATTCAGAGGATACCCCTAAATCGCTGTTATGACTTATTAAAATAAATTTTGTTTGTATAAAAGGAAGAATATTTTTAAAGAAAAAATTTAAAATATCTGTATATACAAAGATTTTTTTTGCATATTTTATGCTATCTGGAATATAATTTTTATTATCATTATTGAATATATGTAGATTTGTATTTATATTTTTTAATTGATTTTGTATAATTCCTGATCTGTAATTATCTTCATTATCAATCAATATTGATATATCTGCCAACTGTTGAAATTTATCTCCGCAAATTAGTTCCATTATTTAAATCTATATAAACATAATCCAACAGAATCATACGGCATATCATCAAAATTACTGTTCTTTTGTAATCCTGACAGTTCCTCTATCTTTTCCCATTTATTTGAATTTTGTAAATATGGTTTTATTTTTAATGATTTAATTGATATATGATTATCATATTTTCTAGGTTCCGTACACCAGTCGTGCATGCTAAAATATGTACCAGATTTAATATATTGTTCAAGAGTTTTAATATCTTCTAATGCAAGGTCTGGAATCTCTGGTCCATCAAAAAATATATAATCTATTTCAATTTTATTTAATATTAAGTTTTGTATAAGTTCAAAAGATTTGATTGGATAGTATTTAATACTTGGATAATCATTTAGTAAATCTTGGTAAATTGATCTTTTTGGATCGCAACTATAAATTATGCCTTTTTCGCCTCTTTGCCTTAATGCTTCTGCCATATAGTAAGTAGAACCATGACCAACTCCAGATCCAATTTCTATTATAGCCTTAGGATTCGCGTCATATATCCAATTAAATAGTTTAAATCGTTCATACGGAAGCATTTCTCCTTCATTTGAATATGGTTTAGGAAAATTTTTCATTTTGATCTTAATATTATATAGATTTTAAAATTAAATTCTAACTTAAAAATATATTTAAATTTTTAGAATGTATATGCAGATTGAATAAAGGATATTTAATATTTATATTTAAATCTAATATTTCTGGTTTTTTATTTTCAAATAATATTTTATATTTATTTTTTAATATTTCTCTACCAATATAATGATGTTCTCCAGCCCAACCTGGCCCGTGTCCACAATTTGTTCCTCCAATACATTGACCCCAAGAAGAAGGATCAAAACAAATTCCGTATTGATTAAAATTTAAATCAGTGGGTAGTATAGGAAATAAAGATAATAAGTTTTTATTTTCTTCTTGAATAATTTTAAGTATGGTCATTTCATTAACCATAAATGGATCTAAACTCGAACCTCTTTTTGGATAGTTGTTGTATATACCGCCCACGCCAAGTTTTAATTTTTCGAAAAGTTTTTCGTTTAATTTTGAAATAGAATTATCATTTTTAATATACATCATTCCACAGGTTAAATTAAATTCATTCGTTGGAGTAATAATATTTTCATCTGTAGCATTTTTACTATTTAAAATTTTATTAAAATTTTCATATATCATAACGTCATTATCAAAATGAAATACATCTACAAGATTATTTTGTTTAATAAAAGATTCAATATAAAAAAATCTAGCCATTGATGCTCTCCATAATGGATTTCCATCATCTTCATAAAATGAAATATTTTTAAATTCTTTTATAAGATCTTGATTATTGAATTCATTAATGTTTATAAAATTTGCGCCATTTATAAATTGATTTTCATTTCCAATAAAATATATTTTTATATCGTGATTATAATTAAGAATCTGATTTATACAATCTTGGAAATATAAATGGTTTTTACCAAAATTAAATAAAATAACATTCATTAATAGTTAAAAAAATTGCCATGCACATATGGTAAATTTTTAAAATGATGCTTATATTTATCTTCTAAAAGCATTGATAAGCCTAAAAATTTAATTATATGGTCTCCCCATCTGTATTGGTAAATTCCTCCTAACATATCTATAAAATTATAGAAATCTAAATATTCTGGAGTTAAAAACCAATTAAATTTTGCAATTTCAAAATTTGTATAATATACTTGAGGAAATGGTATATCGTTAATATTTTTTATAACTTTTCTTGTTTGGCTATATACTTGGCATGCTTCTAAAAGACCTACTGTAACTTGCGGATTATCTCCTAGAGTAGCATTATATCCATAGATATAATTATTATCTTCCATATGCTTAAATAAATCATATTGCATGGGTTCAGTGAAAAAAGAGTCATTATCTAGTCTTAAATAATAATTTGTATCTTTAAGTATTTCTTGAAAATACATTTCTCCAGCATAAAATCTGCACATATGTCTATATCCGATTGATTTCGTCATGACTTCTGCGGGAACTTTTTGTTCATCTAAAAATTTAGGTATTTCAAAGTTTATTTTTTGTATATTGAATTTAATTTGATGTTTGTTTTGGATATTTTCAAAAATATCTATTGGAATATTTTCATGAAAAATTACTATTGGATAATTATTTGTAGGTAAAAAATTAATTTTTAAAAGTTCTATACTTTTATCAAAAAGTTTTAAATCTAATGGTGAATCTCTTAAAAGATAAATAATCTTATTATTCATAAATTATTATGAAAATTTTTAATACTATTTTCTAAACTAATTATTACGTTAGGTAATTCTAATTTTAATTTTTCAATTTTCTGTACAGACAAAACACAATTACTTCTTGGCGTTTTAAAATTCATTTCTTTTTGATCTAAAAATTTCCAGTTTTTGTTTTCTAATTTATATTTTTGTAAAATATTAACAACATCTTTTGCCGTGGCTGATCCAGAATTCAAAACATTAAATATTCCAAATTTAGGTTTATCTTTTAAATTTATAAATTTATATACGAATTCATTTAAATCCTCAACGCATGTTAAGCTATTTTTATAACTTATTAAATTATCATATTGTAATATTTTATTAATATAATTTCTATTAGAAGATTTATAGGAGAACGGCATTCTTATCCTAAATATATAACTATTAGTATTTTTTAAAGAAATTTCGCAAGCATGTTTTGTTTTACTATAAAAACTACTATTATTATATAAACCAAAATTAGGTTCATCTTCTTCGCTATAATCTTTCTCATATCCAGTATATATACATCCACTGCTTACGTGAATAATTGGTATATCGTAATGATTAGCTATTTCAGTAAAAAGTATTGGAATATTTACATTATATTTCCAGCATGTCTCTTTGTCATATTCACAACCTTCAACATTAGGCCTCCCAGTGTATCCGACGCAATTTATTATGTAATCTAGCCCTTTCGCTTTTGCATTAAATATATAATTGTCTAATATAGAATAATCTAGATAATTAAGTTCACTTTTTGATTTAATTTCTGCAGAAATATCTTCTTTTATTTTTATATACTCAAATAAACCTGATCCTATATAACCTTTTCCTAGTATTAAAATGTTTTTCATGATAAATAATTTAGATAAATATAATCTTCAATTGATTTAAATTGTAAGCATTTTTCATAATTTTCTTTAACTGCATTTATTCTAGAGTAATATTCTTCTGGAGAGATTTTATTTAAAATTTCATTTAATTTTTCAAGTGAATCAAATTGCATTATTCCATCTTTATTAAAAACTGTATGTATGTTTTTTGCTCCGAGATATATTGGTATAACTCCTGTAGCAAAACAATTTAATATTTTTTCTGTAAAATATAAATCGTCTACAAAATTTTCTATTACTATAGAAAACATATAATCTTTTAATGTCCTAAAAATTGGAAGCCATCCCGCGTCTCCTGGGCCACCTCCACCAAAAAATTTATCTATCTTATTGTTGTCTTTTAAATAATCCATAATTTGTAATCTTACTAGATGTAAATAACACATTTGTTTGTTTGATGATACCATTGAGCATAATTTAGTTTTATCAAAAATCTTCATTTGTCCTTCTCCATGTGGCGCGCCTTCTCTACCTTCGACCCATATTCCTCCTCCTGGAATCCACTTACAATTTTCATATTTTTTTAAAAATGCAGAATTATGAGTGAATACTTTATTAAATCTATGAAGTATTGGTTCAATAAAATCATACATTTGTCCTTCTATTGCTCTTGATTCAACAATAAGTCCGTAAGATTTTTCTTTGTCTGTATTTTTACTAATAATATCGCGCATTCTTATATGCGAATAAAAGAATGGATTTTCTAAATCTTTTAATGATCTGTCCCATTCGATATATTTTGAATCTATCCCTGCTACAACATATTTGTCGTGCGCGAAGTTATTGTCTAATAAGTTAAATATTTTTTTATTCATATGATAATCCATTCTTTTGGTATTAAGTCTTCTATATTCCATCTTCCATAATAAGCAGGGCCAAGCCAATTTTTTGGAGCTATTACTTTATTATTTTCATTAAGCCATGCCGCCCACCAAGAAAAACTGCTATTAGCTAAAATATTATCTTTACATACCGACATAAGATACATATCTTCAAATGCGTGATTATTTTCTACAAATATAAAATTAATATTTTTAAAATCATTAAAGATTACTTTCGCATATTCTATGCTGTCTGAAAATACGAGATAGTTTGAGGAGTCTAGCAATTCAAAGGCTTTTTTATAGTAATCTTTATCCATAATTGGATGATAATTTTGCCTATGCGCGTAATCTCCATATCTTAAATGTACAGAAGAAAAATTTTTATAATTTATATTATACTTTGCATTTATAGAGTTTATTATAGATTTTTTAAATTGAAATTGCTTTTTTAAATCTTGTTCAAAACCAATAAAATATTTATATGATTGAAAATATCCTTCTAATGTTGTAAAGTCTGGTATATTAAACATATTTTGATTATAAGATATAGCATTTTCATCGTGCGCTTTATATTTTATTAATTTTTTATCTTCTTCCGTTAATATTTCTGCAAATATGTTATCAAAACAATTTAAAAAATAATGTTGGATTCTGTTTGTTCCTTCATCAAAATGTTCTTCAGTTTTTGGAATTTTAATTGTATAATTATTTATTTTACCTATTGAATATAATGTAGCATATTGAAAAAGTTGATTACCAATTGCTCCATATTTGCCTAATTGAAAAAATGTTATCATAATGGTCTCATTTTATAAAAATTTTCCATAATAGCTTTCCCGTAAGTTGCATTCCCTAGATTAATGTCTGAAAAACTATCTCTTTGAGTAGCCAAATATTCATTCGTGCAAAATGCTTTATTTTGGCTTAAAAAATGCCTCATAAAAAATCCATCATAAGATTCATTTCTTGCTTGCCAATTAATTATTTCTAATCCTTCTGGTATATATTCTAAAATTGGTTTAAAAGAAGAATTATTATATGCTATAGCATGCGTAGTCAATGCACTTTTAATTCTTAGTAAATTAGGGCTAATTCTTTCTAAAGGTTGTTTAAATTTTTCATCTGTCACATTCATTCCAAGATATAATATATCCCAACTTTTATCTTTTAATTCATTTATTGATAAACTTAAATTTTTGATTGGATCATTATGGAATTCTACATCATCTTCTAAAACTAATACATTTTTGACATTTTCATTATGACAAATTTTTATAATTTCTCTATGAGATGCTGTACATCCACAAGCTCTAATATTAATCCATCTAAGTTGTTCTGGCAATTCACCAATAAATTTAATTGCATTAAATCTAATCACTTTATTTTCTATTCCAAGTTTTTTAAATTCTTCCAAACATTGTTGCCATTTATCTACTCTTTCTAGAAGATTAATGCAATATATTCTATCAAAAAAATCAAAAGGATTATTCATGTTATTTATTATATTTTAAATTTTCAAAATCTCTATTAAAGTCTAATTCTATTATTTTTGGATGCAATTGGCATCTTGCTGATGATTTCTGCCACCCACCTTCTTTTGCTGTTATGAAGTTTAAGTCAGCTATTGTAGCACATTTAAAATCTAAAATAGAAATTGGCTCTTGAGAAAAAGGGCTTTGTTTATTTTTAATACTTTCATCAATTAATTTTTGGGCAGCTGCTTCTGTTTTCCATTGAGAGTTCAAATTGCCATCATAAGTTGATACTACTTTTTGACTAACTGATTTTGCTCCACCCATATAAGAATAGTGCCATCCACCATTTTCTATTCTTGGCATAAAATCTTTATCTCTTCTTAAAATTTGAAGACCCATTCCAAAACATAGTGTATTTAAATATTTTAATCCTTCGTATTTACAAGCTACTGTTCCAGTAACATTTTTATTTGTATAAACATTAATGTAATGAACAAAAAACATTTGATTAAGCGCAACGATTGGATACTTAATCATATCTTGAAATATATTTTTATTAGGAATTTCATCGCAATCTGAAATCATTATTGTATCTAAATTGTCTAAGTTTAATGGTTCAATTTGTTCAAAAAGTCTTATTCTTTGTTCGTGCTCTTTTGCGCCAATCTTTGCATCTGGAAAAAACTTTGGCATTAAAACGTCAAATCTTCCATCTAGTTCTATTGGTGTGTAGATGATCTTATCTTTGAATTCTTGTAGTCTATCATCTTTCCAAAAGGATAATTCTTTATCTTGGCCTTGATGAGTCTTTGTGGCTTCATTGATGACAAAGTAATCAACAATATCATATAATTCTTTTATTCTAAGATATGCAATATCTTTTTCATTAAAATACATGAAGCAATCTATTAATTTCATTCTAGTCTCCATTCCTCTGATGAATCAATTTGCTCTAATGAATGATTTAAAATATTTAATCTATAAAATCTTCTTATGAGTCTTTCATTATTAATAAAGAATTTCATATTATCATTGATAGTATTATTTCGCCAGTATTCTTTTAATGACTCTAAATTGAATTTTATCCCTAAAGTCTCACAAAAAGATCTAAATGCTTGCCTTATACTTTCTTGTTGTTGATATTTTTCTGGAGTTTTGCCATTATCATAATAATGAAGAACGCAATGATTTGATCTTCCATAAATAAAGTAATACTTCATATCACTATCAATATAGTGCTTTCTTTGAGATGGCCTTTCTTCCCATGCAAACATCTTTTGATTTTTTGCATAGTATTCATAAAGATCAATATATCCGCCTCTCATACCACTTAAACCCCAATGTGGGCTTCCTTGAAATATCATATCATCAAAATATTTAACAAGAAAAGCTTTTTGTCTGTCAACGCAGCTATTTAATTTATTCTTTTCTAAGAAATTTTCTATAAAATTACGCAAATTCTTCACCCAATCTATATCTAATCTTTCACAGCTATCGCGAATAATGAACCAATCGCCATTTTGCATTACATTTGCTCTTAGGAAGCCGTTCATTTGAAGATCATGGTCATTTGACCATTCTCGATTTATAATCTTTCCTTGGCCTTTTCTTGCATTTAATACTTCTAGCGTACCATCTGTTGATCCACCATCTACAAAAATTAACCCATCAAAATATTGATATATGTCTTTAGTCATATCGTCAATATTCTGCTTCTCGTTTTGGGTAATACCACAGAGCCAGATTTTCACTATTTAAAATTATACTAGATTATTAAGGAAATGTCCAAGCTTTTCTGTTTCTCTGTCATTATCTATAATCTGGCGAATAACACTAGCTGTCATATTTTGTAAATAATATCTATAATCTTTGCTTTCGTATAATGCTTTTAATTTTGCGATATATTCATAATTGTTTTCAAAGAATAAGGCTGTTGTATTTTCAATACTCCACTGCATTAAACTTTTATTTTTAGCCATTTGACGATGCATAAGAACTGGTCTTCCGCAAGCCATACTTTCAATTACTGATATTCCATATCCTTCGAGATGTTTAATATGTTGAGTTGCAATACTTGATTTTAAGCTTTTAGTTAATTCTTCTTGAGAACTATTTGTATGATAGTGATAATCTATATATGGAGTTTCTTCTTGAAGACTTTTGCTTATTTTGTATTCTTGATTAAAATTTTTTTCATATTCTGAAATATAAATTCCAACTATATTTCCATCTGTTGGTCCATCAAAAGTACACCTATCGTAATCAACCCAAGGTCTATAGTACAAGTGATTTACTTTATATTTATTAGCAAGAAAATATCCAACATAATCCGCGCATAGATAATTTTTAATAATATAAAATGGATAAGCACCATCCCAATAATCATTACCGCTATAACAAGCTAATTTGCCCTTTTCTTTTAAGTGAGGCCAAATTTCATTTAATATCTCAAATTGACTTTCAAAACTCGTAATAAATACTATTTCTGGTTTAAGGTCTAATATTTGATATTTATTTAATACTTTTACATTTTTATGTTGAAATTCAAGATCAGCTTTTTGTTGAGTCCAAGTTGTATTCCACGCCCATTGATTAAATTGTTTTGGTGGTAAATTTGTTGGTATATAATCTGAACTTGGAAGTATTAATGTATGGCCTAGTTTATTAAAAGCTTTTGCTATATTTTTCGTAAGATTTAAATGTATGTCTGGCCAAAGTATATTCAATAAGATATTATAAAAGAAAAAAATTTAAAATCAAAAAAATTACATGCCTGGAGCTTGAGGATTATTTTGGGAATTTCTAGTATCAGATCCTCCGTTACTTGCGCCAGATTTATTGCTATCATGTACAGCGTCTGTATTTGATGGCCTTGTGCCATTTGGAGTAGATGTTCGATTTTGACTTATATCTAAGTCGGTTGGATTAGTAGCTCCAGCTGAGGCGTTATTTACTCTGGTTTGGGTTTTTTGTTGAACAGTTGATCTATAATTTTGCTGTCTCGCCCTCATTTGTCCCCATATTTGATTAGCATAATTTCTTGGATTTACTCCTACTTCAAAACGAAGATTTCCAAGCCATAAACCTTTAGTATAAGGATTTGTTCCAAACCCAAATCTACCTCCAACATAAAATACTCCTGGTCCATCAGTATCAATTTTTAGATCTACACCAGGAATTATACCAAATTTAACTCCATTTTCATCATAATTTGCTGGTGGATCATATGAAGATTCTGCATCTTCTTCGTATTGGTTTTGAAGACTTTCGTAATAATCACATAATTTGTTCCACCAACTTAAAAATTCTGCTGAAGGAGTTGGACCCATTACATTAAATAAATTTTGTATTACATAGCTTTCATCACCAGCTTCCAGAACATCGCCTAATTCGACTTGAATAGATGGAGGTACTTGACCCTCATTTTTCGAAGTTAAATTTATAAATAAAAATGCATGTCCACAAAGACGTTGATTTCTTGCACCACCTTTGCGTCCATCATCATTAGAATATTTAATCTCTATAGTCGTCTTTCCATCTTTTGTTGTAATTAAATGTCCTTTAAGATTTATTCTACTTCTAAAATAATAGTCAAAATATCCTGGCCCTTCTATTCCCATTAAGTGTTTAAATGCTTGAATCGCAAATCCTCTGGATTTAAACATAAGTGGACCTTTTTGCAAAGGATCATCCATATCTGCAGAATACAATAATTGATATTTTGCTGCGGCGTTAATATCTGCTAATAAAGATGCTCCCATTGGAGCAGTAGAAGCGCCTGGAACATGATCATGCATAAATGTTTCATTTATTCTTGTATACTCATAATAAAGATAATTAATTAAATGTATAGACCAATCATAATCCATTGTTTCAGTAAATTCGAATAGCCACCAATCTCTCAATTGTCTTGCGGACGCTCTTCCTAGTTCTGGTAGTTCTTCTTCATAATATCTCGTTCTCCATTCTGGTTCTCCATAAGTCCACATTTCTGATATTTTTATTTGGGTTTCACTACCATCATCTGGATTAAAGATTGTTTTTCCCCATAAAACTTGTCCATTACTAGTATCATATGGTCCATCATCGACATTTTGTAAAATTGAAATTGGTCTATTTTTCAATGTACGAGGTTCACCAGCTTCAACACATGGACTTGGTTGAGATCCTGCTAATTCATAAGAATAAAAATCAACACCTTGCTCAAGAATATAAACAGTTTTGCCAAAAAGTGTAATTTCCTTCATATATAATATATACACTTTTTATATATAATTATGTATTTAAGAAAACTATTCTATAGTTTATTTTTAATTTGATTTATAAAATCTATCATTTGATCTTTAGTAAAATCATTTTTTGCTACATTCACACTATAACAAACAAATTCTACATTTCCTTTTATATAACCTTTTGATGGTACAATTTGATCTAAACTTGCTTTTGTTGGAGTTTTTTTGATATCTTCGTCAGCTGTTGTTCTCGGAAGTTCCATTTTAATTCCTGTATATGGGCAGATTCCATTTTGTTTATTCCAAAGTTCTTTTAAATATTCTAAAGTTAAATCAGATTTCACACCTTTCTTTTTACTTCTATATAAAGATTTATTTAAATAGTATTTTAATGAGCTATATTCATCTAAGCGATTTGATGAATAATTTTTAATATTTTTACTATAGATTTTTCTATATTTAGCTAAATGTTTAGTATCAAAATAATTTCCAGAACATTTTAAATTGCAGAAAAAACCTGCATTTTTCTTTTTAATTCTTCTATTGTATTCTGATTTTAATTTTTGAAATTCATTTCCACAATACGCGCATTTTACTTTTACTGTTGATATTGACATATAAAGATTATATCTTATCCTAAGATAAATCTCTAATATTAAAATGGAGACGAAGAGATTCGTTTACTTGGACGCGGAGGAAGTTGAATCCTCGTCTTTTAAAAATCTAAATTAAAATACTACAAGTTTAGTTCTTTTTATTTTTAGCTTTGTATAGATAAAGAACAAACATACTTAGCGATTTTATTTTTAATACTTAATACTGATAGAACAAAAAAACTATAAATAATAAGACATCTAATTACGCAACTATCCAATAGATGTGTCAAGGTAGTCACGCTGTAGAACTTAGGCTACAGAAGCGGTCATCTCAACTAGAGAAACTCTAGCAGAGATATGACCTTTATATTTAGCTGTTTTGGCAGTTAATATAATTGAAACTTTTTAAGGAGTCCTCGATTCAACCTCCACTTGCATTTCAATTTATTTTCTTAAAATCGAAACCAGTACGCGCCCAATGTGAAAGAACTAACTAATCTTACACATTATAAAGCTTTTAATAATTTTTGACAATCTTTTTTATAAACAAAATTAAATTTAACTCTTGATCCATTTATATCAGAAATTAACTGGGGTATTGCGATACATGGATATTGCTCTGGTTCATCATAAATATTATCATTAGAGATATTATAATGCTTAACACATTTATTTGCATAAACTGACCATCTAGCTTTATTTTTTATAATTTCCATTTATATTGATTATAAATAAAATTTGACAAAACCTCAAACTTAATATATTATAAATTAACATAGTTCCCAATTAGAGCAGTTTGTTGATGTCAAAAAATCAACTATCAATCCTTGAGATAGCAACGTCCCAAGGGCTGACGACTATTAAAACCTTTATATGTACATTATATGGCTAATAAGGGGAATGTAGCTATAGGCATCGCAGAATGTAGTGATCGAAGCTACCTCTGATCCGTAAGTGCGATGGCCCATTCATCACTGAGATCGTGGTGAAATTTGGAGTCAAAAGAAAAGTTGGATTGATAATACCCAACTTCAGATATTTAAAATCTGGAGGTAAAGCCCTTTTGGATATCAAAGAAAAGTTAAATAATTAGGATATCGTATTAAAACCAAACTTCATTATGTATTATTCTTAATATTTTAATCCAGTCTTTAAGATGTTCTGATATATGTATTTTGTCTGAATTTTCAAATCCATTTTTTGCTATATTATAATATATATTTTCTGATGGATAAGCTCTTCTTGCTTTATGTAAGTTTTTATAAAAAAATCCTAAAAATACTAAAAGTGATTTAGCTGTATCTTCGTCATGTTTGAATTCTAGTATAGATTTTTTAAAAATAGGCTCTCCAATTAAATCATAGAATTTTAAACCAACTGCTTCTGAGACATATTCTTTTTCTTCAAATGAATATTTTAAATCTTTACTATATTTTATAATAGTTATTTCTGCAAATACTGGAAAACTTATATCAACAATCCCATCTATATCTTCTTCTGAAATTTTATTTAATATTTCTGGCAAACAATCTGGATCTTGGATTAGTAAAAATGCTTTTTCTGGAGATAAGTCCAATTTTTTAGCAAAGAAATCAATATCTCTTTCAGATACTATCACTAATATTATTACATTTTAAAAGTGTAATTTAGATTAAATATTATGTTTAAATATATACTTGGATTATCAGCCTTCTTATTAGCTTCTTGCGCTGCATTTTTTTCAGTTAAAGGAATAGCTCTGCTTTTTGCAGCTAGTTTTTGGGGCGTTGGAATAATGGCTGGAAGTCTAGAAATAGCTAAATTAGTTAGTGCAAGTTATCTTTATAGATATTGGTCAGTAATACATGATTTACTTAAAAAATATATGCTGTCTGCTACTATACTGCTTATGTGCATAACTAGCCTTGGTATCTTTGGTTTTCTCTCTGATGCTTTTCAACGTAATTTTTCTCAATATTCTTTAAATTTAAATAAAATACAAAGTTTAAAATCTCAACAAAATTTTTATATTTCACAAATAGATTTCAATAAAAATAAACTCAAAGATCTTGTAGAATTACAAAAAACATATCAAATATCTTTAGATAATGCTGTTAAACAAGATGTTACTACTACTAAAACTACTGGTGGAGGATTCTTTAGTTCTGCTAAAACTGAAAAAGTAACAGATATTAAATTAGTAGAAAGCAAAAATAAGATAGTTGAAGGATCTCAAAGTAATATTAATAATTTATTTTCTCAAATATCTACAGTAACTTCTGATCTTCAAAATTTAGAAAAACAAAGCCTAGAGAATAGTCAAGAAATAATGAAACTTGAAAGTGATAATACAAAAGGTGAAATTGGCACATTTAAATTTGTAGCAGATGCATTTGGATTAAAAATAGAAACAGCAGTTAGAATATTCATTATATTAATTGTTATTGTTTTTGATCCATTAGCAGTATGTTTAGTTATAGCTTATAATTCAATTATTAAAAAAGTAGAAAATCAACAAGATATAAAATTAGAACAAAAAATTCAAGATATCACTAAAAAACCATTAGGCACATTTAAAGTAATATATGAAAATTTACATAAGAATTTCAAACGAGGAACCAAAGCTCAACACAATCCAGATCTAGCAGATCCAAATATAAAGAATTAGTATTTCTTAATTTTATAATTTTTGTTAGAAGGATCTATCTTAAGAATATGAGCTTTAGCTTTAAGCAATCCTTCCTTAGATGGAGGAAATACTCCATGAAGAAAATTGTCACTTTTGCTATATACAGCGTAATATTTAGCTGGTTTCGTCTTTTTTGTTTTGTTCTTCTTTTTCATTTACCATTTTCATAAGATGTTCTTTTAGAGCATCTTTAGCTTTTTCACAAAAATCTTGATTTAATTGACCACAACAATGTTTAAATTTTTTTCCAGTACTAGGGCAAACTGCATTTCTTGGTATTTTAGGGTATATTCTAACTATTGGACTAAATTCAGTTGCCCTAGCATATTCAATCGAAGTTAATTTATCTATATTGTCTTTATTCATTTTTATATTATAAGGTATTTGTTAATTTAAATCAATTATTTTCCATGAGCAAATCCCTCATACATACTATTTGGACTATTTCTAACAGCTTGTATAGTATTATTCCATAAACCACCACGCATATCTTGTAAATTCCTAAATCCAAGATAACTCATAGCGCTTCTTAAGCCATTAGTAAAATCATAAACAATATCTTCAATAGATTTATTTTCAATAATAGGAATTAAAGTATTATCTCCTTCTACAAATAAATTCTTTTTTGTTCCATCATATAGATCATAATCTTCAACAACATCTTGACTAGCCATACCTCTATACTTGGCAAATCTTTTACCATCTATTTCAATGATATTTTCATCATCAACAATATCAGATAGTCCAGCAAAAATTCTGCCACAAATAACAGCATCACATCCACTAGCAATAGCTTTAACTAAATCTTTTGGATATCTAATTCCACCATCAGCAAGAATACTAGGTCTATGAGATGGATTGGGTTTATCTTGTTTAAATAAATCAACTTGAGAAAGCTCCCAATTTCTTACAGCTTTCCAAGCGTAATAATTACCAGTTAAACTTGGGCATCCAATTCCAGTTTTAACTTGAGTTAAACACATAGAACCTGGACCAATCAAATGCCTAAAACCATCTGCTTTAAGATTAGCTAATCTATAAACACTTTCTTTCGTTAAAGTATTACCTACAATAACATCTTGAGAAAATCCAGAAGTTTTATACCATCTTAGAAAATCTTCTACATTTTTAGCTAAACCATTTGCGGTATCTAAAAAGTAAACATTAGTAAAAGTACTAGTAGCCCTAATTCTTTCTTCTGCATCTTTTAAACCAATAGCAGTAACACAAAAATCACTTTCATCTTTAATAATTTTAGCTTTAGATCTTTGATCATCAACAGGCATGAATCTATGCAAAACTCCAGCTGCGCCAAGTTTATTCATTTTAATACAAGACTTGACAGAAGATACTGTATCCATTGGAGAAAGAATAATCGGAATCTTGATACTACAATTTCTCGAAATTTTAGTAGTAGTATTTACTTCTTTTCTTGAGGTAATATTTGAAAAATTTGGAAGTAACGAAATATCATCGTAACTTAAAGCTTCTTTAAATTCTTGTTTTTGCATTTCATTATGTTAAACTATTCTTTATAAAGAATCAAGAAAATAATTGACTTAAAAATAAAAAAGATTTAAGATATAATCTTATGCTACAAACAATTATATGTATAGTAATAGGAATTGGTATAGCAGTAAATTGGTATTTTTCTAAAAAATGAATAACAGAATATCATTTATTGAAGCCGCGATTGAAACTGCTAAAATTTGGTCAAGCAGATCAGAAGATCCATATAAAAAAGTTGGAGTATGTATCTTAAATAAAGATGGCAGAGTATTATCTGTAGGATATAATGGTTTATTGCCTAAATTTAATATTAATGAAGATTTCTTTAATGATAGAGATAATAGAAGGAAATATATGATTCATGCAGAAATTAATGCTTTATCATTAGTGAAAAGAGGAGATGAACCATATTTATTAGCCTCTACTTTATTACCCTGCTCAAATTGTGCTACTAATATTGTTGCATATGGAGTTAAAAGTGTGATATACTCAGAAGAATACGAAAAGGACTCTATAGCTAAAGAGATATTCAAATTTTATAATATAGAATTAATTAAAATATGAAATATATAATACTATTATCATTTATAGCTAATTTTGCAATAGCTCAATCTGGAGTCGTATACGAAACTTATAAAACTACAGGTGGTGGAACAAATGAATCACATGGAACAATTTTCAATAAACCATTTCAAGAATTTAATTATATTAAAACCGCTAGAGGAATAGAAGTATACCAAACTTACAAAACTGGAGGCGGAAATGGAACCAATCAGTCTCATGGAACTATATTCTCTAAACCTTTTCCAGAATATTATATTATTAATAATAAAATGTATAGGACATATAAAACTGATTACAAATCAACTAATCAATCTCATGGTACAATATTCACTCAACCTTTTGAAGCAAAAAATATTGACCCTAATGTAGATACCAAAGCTTTAAAGCAAAACATACAAACTCAAGTACGAACCCAAGAAATTCGTACTGGAGAAAATTATCCAAAGTATGATGGAACTGGAGATATATCTTATGGAGAATAACGAATGATTGGATTAACTGGAGTAGCTCGATCTGGAAAAGATACTTTTTATTCTATCTTAAAAAGATATCTAGAAGAAAAGGGGATTAAATCCCAAAGACTAGCTTTTGCTGATGCATTAAAAAATGAACTATATGATTTTACTAAAGATAAATTCAATATAGATTTATTAAATTGCACAGCAGAAAATAAAGAAGTAGTGCGACCACTTATGGTCGCTTATGGAAAATGTAGAAGAATCCAAACAGAAGGAAAATACTGGACTTCTACAATTGAACCAGAAGTAAATAAATTAATTGGCAGCAATATTGTACCAATAATAACAGATGTAAGATATATAGAATATAAAGATGATGAGTATTCTTGGTTAAAATCTCATAATGGTATTTTAGTTCATATATCAAGAAAACTAGACGATGGTTCTTTAATACCACCAGCTAATATAGAAGAAAAATCAAACGACAATAAACTTAAAGCTGTATCTGATATAAGTATAGCTTGGGAAACTTGTCAAGATGTAAACTTTTTATATGAGTTGATGCAAAAGCAATTAAAAAATGTTTACGAAAAATATTTACAGAATAAAAAATAATATGAATATAATAACAGACGACATTACTTTAGTAAAGAATATAAAAGAAAAGAATGACGAAGAAGCATTAAAGGCTTTAATTCAAAAACATTCTGCTCTTTGTAATTCTTTATATAAAAAATACTCTAGCCCTATGATTGCATCTGGAGTTCATCTTCAAGATATAATAGATCAAAAAGATTATATAGTATATAAATCGGCACTAAGTTTTGACGAGAATAAAAACTCTAAGTTTTCAACTTGGTTATATAATCAGATTAGATATCAATGTCTTAATTGTATGAATGAAAATAGTCATTATTTAACTCTAGAAACGGATAAATTAAATTATTTAATAGAAAAGAATACACCAATTCAAAATGAATATAAAAATATTAATGAATATATTATGAATATTATTGAGGCTTGCTCTGATGATAGAATAGAAAAAATATTTAAAATGCGATATTTAAATGATTCTAATAAAAAAATGCCTTGGAATAAAATAGCTAAAAAATTAAAAATAAGCACACAAACTGCTATTAATATTCATAATAAAACTATCAAACTATTAAAAATTAAAGTTGAAAGTAAAAATTCTTTTGACAAAATATAATAAAAGGTATACAATATAAAAATGAATAATACAAATCAAAATATAAATAAAAATCCAAATGAATTAGGTGCACTTTGGAAAAAAAAGAGTAAAACAGGAATGTCATTTCTATCTGGTTATATAAATGATCATGATGGTCAAAGAATTGATGTTGTAGTTTTTGCTAATAGTAAGAAGACAAATGAAAAAGCTCCAGATTATAGATTATATATATCTAAACCTCTTGATAATCAAACTAAATCTACAGAAACTAAACCTGTAGAAAATACTGCTTCAAATAGTAAAGTTAAAGCAGTTCCTCAAGAGGATGAAGATGATATTCTATGAGTTTAACATTTAACTTACCAATAAATTCAGTAAGTTTTGGTCAGATATCTACATTAATTCTTAGAGAACTATATACCTCTAAGGTTAATGTAGGTATTTTACCTATTGGTAATGTTGATCTATCTACTCAATCAGACTTAACTCAAGAGTTTGGAAATTGGTTACAGCAATCAATAAATTCATCGCTAGAGACATATAACAGAAAAAATAAATTATTTAAGCTCTGGCATCTTAATGGTTCATTTGAAAGTTATTCTAATGAACAAGTTCTACTTAGTTTCTATGAATTAGATCAACCAACAAAAGTAGAATTAAATACTGTAAAAAATAATCATAAAGTACTTTTTTCCTCAAAAGAAACAGTAGAAATATTTAAAAACCTTGGATGTAAGAATGTTGAATATATTCCATTAGCGTTTGATAAATATAATTTCAGTAGAATAGATAAGTCTTATTTTGTTGATGATAGGATCGTTTTTAATTTAGTTGGAAAACTTGAAAAAAGAAAGCATCACCTAAAGCTAATTAAACTTTGGGCTAAAAAATTTGGCAATAATAAAAAATATGCTCTACAATGCTGCATTTTTAATCCATTTATGAAGCCAGAAGATCAAAATAATCTTATCGCTCAAACTTTAGAAGGTAAAACTTATTTTAACATTAATTTCTTGCCATTCATGGGGCAGAATAAAATCTATAACGATTTCTTAAATAGCGCTAATATCGTACTAGGAATGAGTGGTGCAGAAGGATGGGGACTACCAGAATTTCATTCAGTAGCTATGGGTAAACACGCAGTAATAATGGATGCTCATGGATATAAATCTTGGGCAAATGAAAATAATAGTGTCCTAGTACAACCTAATTCTAAAATTGAAGCTTATGATGGTATGTTCTTTAATAAAGGGGCGCCATATAATCAAGGCAATATTTATGATTTCAATGAAGAAGAATTTATTAATGGTTGCGAATTAGCAATAAAAAAAGTAGAAAATGATAAAGTAAATAAAGAAGGATTTAAACTCCAGCAAGAATTTACTTCTGAAAAATTTATTGAAAATGTAATAAGCTATTTAAAATAATGCCACTATATACATACATTAATCCTAAAACAAAAGAAACAATAGATATTGTTCAATCAGTAAATGACGAACATACTTACATAGATAAGAATGGATTAAAATGGAATAGAGTTTTTACTGCTCCAGAAGTTAATACTCATGGAACTTTAAAAGCAGAAACAACCGAAAAACAATTTTCAGAGTTTACAAAAAATCGCAAAGGCACATTTGGAGATCTTTGGGATCAAAGCGCAGAGCTTTCAGAAAAAAGAAAAAAAGTTTATGGTGGCGAAGATCCAGTTAAAAAGAAATACAAAGCTGATTGGAGCAAAAAAAGAAAAGGTCGCGTACACCCTAAAAACGACTAAAAGCTAATTGTTTATAACTTTTTAAAATTTTCTTTCTTTAAATTAAAAAATGATGTAATATAGTTTTTGCACTATTTACATTATGAATAAAAATACAAATGTTAAAAAAAGAAATGGTTCGACCGAAAAATTTAATATAGAAAAAATAAATAAAGTAATCAATTGGGCAATTGATGGTTATAGTGGAGTTAGTTTAACAGATATTGAAATTAATGCTAAGATTAATATTCATGATGGAATTAACACGAAAGAAATTCATAATCTTTTAATTGAAAGTGCAGCTAATTTAATTTCAATTGAAAAACCAAATTATCAATATGTTGCAGCAAGATTATTAAACTATCAACTTAGAAAAGATGTTTGGAAAGGTAAACACGCTCCTAGATTATTAGAATTTTTAAACCAAAATATTAAAAATAAAGTTTATGACTTAAGTATTTTGAATCACTATTCAGAAGATGAGATAAATAAGATTGGAGAATTTATTGATCACGATAGAGACTTTATTTTTACTTACGCTGGAATCAAACAACTTTGCGACAAATATTTGATTAAGAATAGAACTACTGGTCAAATTTACGAAACGCCTCAGTTCGCTTATATCTTAATTTCAGCTTATGCTTTTGCAAAATATCCAGCGGAGACAAGGCTTTCTTATGTTAGAAAATTTTATGACGCTATTAGTAAACATAAAATTAATCTTCCAACACCAGTAATGGCAGGAGTTAGAACATCTAGTAGAAATTACGCCAGTTGTTGCTTAATTGGAGTAGATGATACAAAAGATAGTATTACAGCTAGTGCTACTGCTGTTAGTATGGCTACTGCTAATAGATGTGGGATTGGTATTGATATAAGTAAAATTAGAGCAATTGGTTCTCCCATTAAGAATGGTGAAGTTGTTCATACTGGTTTAATTCCATTTTTAAAAATCTATGAAAGTAGCGTAAAGGCTTGGCAACAAAATGGACTACGAGGTGGAAGTGCAACTTGTAATATTCAATGGTGGCATTATGAAATTG